TCTGTCATCGTATTGTTATATAATATTCATTAATGTTTCCCCTCAAATCGGCAATATCTTTATCAAGGGGTAATTTAACAACCCTTATTCTTCCATATAAGTTCCCACCATTTAATTCGTGGTATAATTTTATCGCATTTTCATAAGCATCACCATCCAACGCAATCGTTATTTCCCCTTTTGCTTTCTCATATAAGGTATCAAATAATAATGAACTCATATGTTTTCCTAACATTGGGATACTATTGGGAATGAATATTGAATCAAACGCTCCTTCAACCAAAGTTATATCTTTTTCCCAATCTATCAAACTTTCAAAGAAGATGATTTTATCTTTTTCGGCTTCAGGGTTCTTGTATTTGGCTCTACTATGTAAATCCCAACTTCTAGCGATATAATAATTTAATTCATCCTTTTTATCATAGGAGGGGATTATTATTCGTCCAGCATGACTTCCATTATCACAAAAACCAATTCCATATCTTTCAATCATTTCATCGGTTATCCCCCTATTTGTTAAATAATTATATGCTTGTCTTCTTACTGGGTAGATACTTGAAACTTCATTAAACTTTTTGAAATTCTCAGGTAGTTTTAATTTGGGTATTTTTTTATTTATTGGTTTTATTTCCTCTGGTGCTAATAAAGAATATGTTTTATAGTGGGACTTCTTACCATATTTCTTTATGAGTTTGCCCAAAGATCCGTGCATATCATTAGTATCACCACAACTCCAACATTTATACACATGTTTAAAATAGTTAATTTCCATATTACCCTTATTTCTACCTTCATCACACTGAGGACAATTATGTGAAATTTGACATTTTGATTCATAATGTTGTTTTTCTTTACCAAAGATGTCTCGGAGTAAATCCACTATTATTTCATTATCATCTAACATATTATTCACAAAGTTTTACTACCTAATATATTTATTAAAAACAATTTTGTCAAATGCCAACAACAATAACAATAAATGGAGTTTCAGGTGCAACACCTTTTGACATTTATCTTTGTGATGATCCTCTTACTACTTGTGTTTATGTTGATACCTATAGTGGTGGAACGTACTCATTTGATGTACCATTAATTATGGATGGTCAATTATCATATAATATTAAAGTTGTTGATGATAATAATTGTGAAATAATCTCAAATTTAGTAGTTTAACAAATGAGTTGTCCTTGTCCATCGGGTTATACCCCAACCATAGATTCAGATGATTGTATATTTACCACAACCGCAGCAACAAGTGGTGGAACTTATTTCTACACTGGTTTCGCATCAAGTAATGTTTCCGTTTATAATAAATTAGGTGTAATCTTTTACGAAGATATTACTAATTTATCATTTCCTATTTCAAACTCAGGAACAACAGGAAGTACAACAACTGAAAATGGAACACCTTTATTTAGTACAGAATTCTTATTAGATAATAGTGGTAGAATCCTAAACATGCAAGCTGGTGGAGTCGGTAGTGGAGTTAATAATGATGGAACTTATGGACCAACTTCAATCCAAAACTCTTTATGGGGTTTAGGTTCAACAATAACAGGAAGACTAAATGATGCGGGTATTTGGCCGTCAACAGGTACTCCAGCACCACCACTAAATGAATGGATAGGATTTTCATATTGTTTGGATATTGCTAGTGGTGGAACTTATTATTTTGGTTTATCTGCTGATAATGACATTAGATTAAAAGTTAATAATCAAACACTTGTAGATTGTAGAAGTAGTAATTTTACTACTGTAACACAATCAATGACAGGTTATAGTTTTATTTTCATTAATCACCACGTATTCCCAATAACACTAAACTCAGGGTTAAATATTATTGAACTAGAAGGTTTAAATACTGGGGATTTTGCAGCTTTTTGTGCCGAGATTTATAGTGGAGATGTTTCAACCCTAAGTGGGTACACTAGTTATTCTCAATTAAGTGGTAATACTTTATTCAGTACTTTAGATTTTATTGGTCAAGAAATACCTTTATCATCTAGTGGTGATACAACCAATACAGGTTATACTTGTCCAAGTGGTTATAGTTTATACACTTGTAGTGGAACTCCATATTGTATTCTAATTGATAGGCAACCCATTGTTAATTATTGCGTTAATGACACTGGTTTGGGTTATGATGATTATTTCAAATATGGTGGAATTCATAACTCTGAGCCTTATTGGAGTGGTGAAACAAATGGTTATGTTATCTATTATACAACTGGTGGAACTTGGTGTTTATCAACAATATTAGATGGAACTTGTTTATTGGAAGGACAATATCCTTGTAGTTCATTGTGTCCTGATTTATGTGACACTTATGTATTCAGTGGTGCTTGTCCCACTCCTACTCCAACCCCAACTGTTAATTGTTCTGTGTTAGATTTTAATGCAATATTTGATTGTGAGGTTACACCCACACCAAGTATCACCCCAACAATCTCCACAACTCCAACAATGACACCAACACCATCACCAAGTGATCCTTGTGGCGGTAGAGCAATTGATGTAACTATAAGTGGTTATACCCCAACTCCAACCCCAACTCCGACAATTACACCATCCAATTCACCCGAAGTTACAAGACCTTGTAGTGTTTCAGGTAATGTAACATTCAATACGGTTCTTGGTTTAATTGATTGTCCAAGTAGTAAGAAATTTATTGATTGTGAAAATGGTAATTTGTATTATGCTTCAAATCCATTACCTTTACCATCAGGTGGGACATTATCTCAGTTATCAGTATTCAAAGCGAATGTTGATGGTATTTCAAGATGTATTACATATGTTGGTATTGATTTAATAATTAATGGAATGAATTACATTGATTTGGTTGACGGTCCGTTAGATTTGGATGCCGATTGTTCAGTTTGTGTTCCAAGTGTTACTTTAACACCAACTCCGACACCAACACCTTCGGTTACTCCAACATTAACACCTACACCAACGTCATCAGCTCCTGTCGGGTATTATTTATTCCAAAGATGTGGAACAAATGAATATGTTATTCAAACATTGTTAGGTCCGACATCAATACCTAATCAAGTGTTCAGTTTAACTGATTTCCCTTATGAAAATGAATGTTGGCGATATATTTCATATTCTGCAAGTTATCCTTCATTACCTTTGGGTTCTTCTTCATCGTTCTTGGCGGGGAATTCGTTCCAAAGTTTGGGAATGTATCTCAATTATTGGGGGTTCCGCAACTACGTAATATTTATGTGTTGTAATCCATTATAAATGACAGCATTAGTATTCAATAACATCATCGGTTTAAATCAACCATATACCGTTTACGTTTGTGATGTATTTGGTAATCAATGTATTTTATTAGCATACATTTCCACCACAGTGCCAGCAATAAATACAATTATTCTTCCACCACAATTCAATTCCGCACCAGCTATTGGGGTTAAAGTAATTACAAGTGATGGTTGTGAAAGATTCAAAGTATTATATTGTAGCGCAGACATCAAAGAGTTTATGAATCTGGAAGATTTTTATTTTATGGATGGTGTTGGTTATTTCTTTATGTCCTAACTATTTATAAATAAAAAATAAATGGCATTTCTTACTGATAGAACCTTAGCGACAGGTGTTACTCCGAATGATTTAATTCATATTGTAATTACGGGTGATACATCACAAAATCCTGCAGGTTCTTCATATAAAGCAACTTTAGGTCAATTTATTAATTTATTCACACCATTCAGTGGTGGTAGTGGTAACTGTATTACTGATTTTTATGTCACAAATATATATGGTTGTTCTCCAATTACAATACAAAACTCATTTCAATCTACGGGCTCAACATCGACAGGATTATTGAGTTTTTCATTTGGACAATCCAATACTTCATCAGGTGATTACTCTTTTTCGAATGGTGGATTAAATATTGCTTCAGGTAATTGGTCTCATTCTGAAGGTAGAACAACTGAATCAAATGGGGGATATTCACATAGTGAGGGTATCAATTCAATATCATATGGTCCTTATTCTCACGCTGAAGGTGACACTACTCAATCAATAGGTGGAAGTTCACACTCTGAGGGTAGTGATACAATTTCAATTGGGACAGGATCTCATTCTGAGGGATTAGGCACTATTACTGTAGGTAGTTTTCAACATGCTCAAGGACAGTATAATTTAACAGCATCAACTCAATCAGCATTCATAATTGGTAATGGTACAACTAGTGTTAATAGAAGTAATTTGGTTTTTGCCGCAGGTAATGAATTCAATATATATGGTGATTTAAATGTTACAGGTACAGTATATTCAACAGGTTCAACCCAATTCATTAGTACAACTGGTATAACAACATCGGCAATAACTCTTAGTTCAGGTATAACTTATAATGGAATAAATTATTTAGGTAATGTTGATGTTACTATACCTGACCCAACAAATTTAACTGGATTAAAATTAATCATAAAAGATGAGGGGGGAAATGCTGGTTCATATAGGATTCGAATAACACCCTCAGTCGGAACAATAGATGGAAATTCTTACGTTGATATGAACATAAACTATATGTCACTTACATTGGTGGCAAGAAATAATAATTGGTGGCTAATATAATATGGCATACATTTTTAATAACTCAGTAAAATATTCAGATGGTCCTAACTTGGACGCTTTTGGTCGTTTAAGGACTGCCGCAGTACAAAATCTTTTGGATATCAAACATACATTTGATAAAAACCCACTTCAAGTTAGTGAGGTTACGGCTGGTACAGCTACATCAATATTTGACCAACAATATGCAAGAGTGAGAATGTCAACCTCAGCTAACAATGACTTGGTTATTCGTAAGACTAAAACACATCCAATTTATCAACCAGGTAAAAGTCAATTATTTGAAGGTAGTTTTAGTAATTTTCAAATAGAACCTAATGTAATTAAAAGAGTTGGATGTTTTCAATCAACAACTGGTTCTCCCTATAATTCAGTTTTCGATGGTTTCTTTTTGGAGAGTAATGGTGTTACAAGTGCGCATACATTTAATATTTACTTGAGTGGTTCTTGTAGTTTTAGTGCGGATTCAACAACTTGGGGTACTACTGAATTTAACCCAAATAATTTTGATTGGTCTCAATCTAATTTAATGACAGTTGATTATCAATGGTTGGGTGTTGGTCGAATGAGATTTGGTATGGTATTATCTGGTCAAACAATATATTTTATTGATTATACGGCAGCAAATAATATCCCAACAGTATATATGTCATCGCCAAATCAACCGATAAGATACGAGATAAGACAAGTTGGGGTTGGTTCAGGTTATTTTGATATGATTTGTTCTCAAACATCAACAGAAGGTGCTTTAAACGGACTGTATTCAACAGTGTCAGTTCCTTATACTGCGACAACCACTATGTTGTTATCAGGTACGAAATATCCATACATTGGTTATAGGTTAAAGGAGGGGTATATTGGTGTTACATCACAATTTGACTCAATAAGTATATTAAACACATCAAATGACAATTACTTAATGTCAATGGAATTTAATCCGACTTTATCGTCAACACCAACTTGGGTTGATATACCAAACTCACCTTTTCAGTACTCATTAGGTGATGGTACACCCACAATAACTTCACCAGGTCATATAATGACATCATTAATTGGTGAAGCGGGGACATCTGCTTTAACAACAACAAAAATTGATGATAATCAAATTAGACCGGGTCAAAATGTTGATGGCACTAGAGATGAAATGTGGATTTGTATAACCCCATTGGGAGCGAATGCAACTTTTGTTGGTACTGCGGATATTCTATATTATTTATAAAGTCAAATTATCCTCTATATTTTTGATAAAAATTTATGGAGAATAATTTAGTTTTTGTATCTGCTCATCCAGACATTCCTTATTTTCATTGGCAAACCAAAGTATATACTAATAATTTCATAGAAAAAGGTATCAAACCTGAAAATATTCACGTTTTGTTTGTGATGGTTAATGGTAATACCTCCCCAACTGAGGAATCTTTGAAAATGAAAGACTTGGGAATTAATATACATCATTATCTTGATGATAGAAAAGATAAAAAATATATCCCAAGTTTAAGACCATTAGCTCTTTCAAGATGGTTAAAAGAATATCCTGAATTAGGTAAATATTATTTCTATCATGACTCTGATATAATTTTCAGACAACTACCCGATTTTGATAAATTATTACAAGATGATGTTGTATATTTATCAGACACTCTTAGTTATATCAGTTATGATTATATCATGGGATGTTGTCAAAGATACGAAACCCACCATCCAAACTTATCTAAAGGACAATTGATTCAATTAATGTCCGATATTATTGATATCCCCGTTGAAGTGGTAAAAGAAAATAATAAGAATTCTGGTGGGGCTCAATACCTTATAAAAAATACAGATTATACTTTTTGGGAAAAGGTTTTCACTGATTGTGAGGTTCTATATCGTAAACTTTATGAGTTTAATATGAGACATAGAATTCCATCAGGAGATCTTCAAATATGGACGGCCGATATGTGGGCGGTTCTTTGGAATTTGTGGCGGACAGGACATGAAACAAGGATTGTTAATGATTTAAGTTTTTCTTGGGCGACAGATACAATTGCAACATATGAAAAACATCCAATTTTACACATGGCGGGTGTTACCGAAGATTTGAAGCCCTCTAAATTTTATAAAGGCGAATTTATTAATGTTAATCCATTATTAAAACTAAAAGAGAATCCAAACTTTTTCGATTATATCGAAAAAAACAGTTCAACCATAAAATATATTGAACAAATGAAAAATGTCATAAAAAATGAACAATAAATCTATTTATAGAAAATAAATTTTATGGCATACCAAAATCCTGGATACTTACCTGTTAATAGTTGTAGTATTTTTACTGTGGCACCAATGATAGTAAAATGTAATGTAACAAATGTTACAGGAAAAGAGAGTTTATCCAATGGCTTTATTACTCTTGGTATTACTGGTGGTACAATTCCGTATACTATAAAATGGACATATCCAAATGGACAAACAATTCAGGGTGGACAAACTATAGGTAATTTATCTGTTGGTACATACACAGCATCAATTACTGATTATTATGGTGATTTTATGGTGACTACCAGTTGTACTGTCGGAGGACCTCCCGCAACTACAACAACTACCACTTCAACAACAACTTTACCACCATATGAAGTATATTCGTTCTGTATGACAATTACAGTAACGTCAATTGATGGAACAATAACAGAACAATATTCATTTAATTTTGTACCTGATGGGACGTTAAATGGTTATCCAAAGTGGATTTCCGACCCAACGGGACAAGAAATTGTTTATTATGATCCATTAATACCAAATAATGGGGGGTGGTCAGTTTCAGGATCGTCAACAAGTATTTTTACTACAAATAGTATAACAACATTTAATTCAAATCCATCATATCCACCTATTCCAGGTATCAATCAAAACTTCACAGGCTGGACAATTCTTTACAGAGTTAAAGCAAAATCAACTATTACAGTCTCTGAAGGCTCATGTTTTTAAAATAAAAAATGGCACTATTTTCATCAGTTAATTTAAATCAAGGAATATGTGGATGTGATGGTTCTTTATCTGTCACAGCTCAGAACGGAACTCCACCATATTCATATTCTATCGATGCTGGAGTTTCTTTTAGAAACACACCTTTATTCATAAATTTGTGTACAGGGATTTATACTGTAATTGTTAAAGATTCTCTATCGGCAACTAGTACAAATACAGTAATTCTAAATAAACCAAACGATCCAATAACTTACAGTGTTTATTTAAATACGAAAACTTCAGTATTACAAAATAACAGTGTAACTCTAACTAAAAAATACGAAACAAATATTGTTGTAACCCCATCCTTACCAAATGGTACTTACATTACATTCGATTTAAATCATACGAATGTTAATAAAGTTTCACCAGTGTATTCAGCGTCAACCACAACAACCAATTCTCAACTTGTGATTGATTCAATTACGGTTGTACCCTCATCGACAGGGTTAACCACAGGTTCAACGTTTAATTTAATCCCTGGATGTCAATCAGAAACCTTGTTTGTGAATACATCTACGGATACTTGGAATGGTTTAACATTGAGTGGTTCTACAGATTTTTTACTTACAACAACAACTTCTTCGGTTAAGAATACTGATATAAACTGTTATTTTACAACCAATGAAGAATTTTATTCTTTAAGCAATCTTAACATTTTTGGGTGTAGTTGTTGCAATGTCTCAACTACATAATATAAAACATTATATTTATATTTTATGGGATACATTTTAAAAAATACATCAGGTTTAATAAATACGAGAATTACCGATACAGGTAGGTTAAAGATTTCTCAAGGTAATTTTAACATATCATATTTCCAAATTGGTGATAGTGAGGTTTCATATAACGCATTACCTCAATCAAGTTATAATCAATTTAACAGTTTCGTATTAGAACCAAGTTTCAATGCTCAGAACTCGGCTGGAGTTCCACAATCAAATAAAGAAAACGTAAAATATCCATATTATGTTGATGGTACAGCCGGCAACACATATGGAATTCCATTTATGGCTTCTATTGTTGAACCAGTCTATAATAGAGCATCTCCTAGAGGTTTTTTCACGGGAACAACTGTAGGTGATGTTATTAATTGGAGTGCTAAAACAAATAACACTCACGTAATTAATTCTAATTATATTGTTGATATGAGTACATTAATTGGGACAAATACAATTAATCTTATTAACAATTCTTGTAACGATAATTCAGTTAGATCCATACAAAAAGGTGATATTGTTACAATATATTTTGATGGGAATGGAATTTCAGATTGTATTTGTATTACGGGTACTACAACCACAACTACAACATCTCCGTGTGTTTCTTGTACTGAATATCAAATATCCGTTGGTAAAACTTCAATACTATTAAATTATACAGGTTGTAGTGGATCTTTTTCATCAATCCTATTATCTTCAACTGCTTTTACTTTCTGTACATTGAGTTCAACAGTTCCAACAGTTGAGGGTGCTGGTTTATACAATCTTGTTAATTTGGGGGAATGTAGTCCAAATCCTTGCCCAACAACAACCACAACAACAACAAATCCTTGTGTTACTCCGATACCAACTACCACTACAACAACGACAACTTGTTCATTTATAAATCCTTGTTGTCCTCCACCACCAGTTGATTGTTTGGTTAATGTTTCATCTTGTTATACAATTTTAACATATAGAGTAATTGATGTTTGTAATGACTTAATCACTTTGGATAGAACCACTCCTGACTTTTCAACATTCAGTTCAGAATGTTATGCCAGAGTGTTAGTTTACCCACCAGTAATTACCGAAATTTATGATAGTATAACTCCAAGTAATCATTGGTCTAATAATGTTATCAATTACGAATCAGTTTGTTATACAGATGAATTTGATGTGAAGATATGGAATATGAATATTCCTTGGTCTGAGACACCAGCAGGTATCGATCCAAATGCTTATAAAGATTATACTAAATTCGGTTCTATAAACTATTTGGGCTCAAAAGAATATTTCGGTTATGCTTCAAGTAGTGGACAAACAGATACAAGTTCTGTTTATTACTATAATTCATTTGATGAAAAAGTAACAGTTACACCTGAACAACAAAAAGCTATCTCTATTGTACATTATACCAATCAGACAGTTGATTTGTTTTATGGAGAGAAATTTGCTTTAGAACCATTTGATGATGGTGTTGAGGATACAACAGGACAAGCAAGAAATTTCAGAATAGATTTACCATGGATAATGTGGCATAAAAACCCTAATTGTTGTAATGGACAATCTTTCTATGTTGATCCTCCAGGTTTTGAAGATTTGAATTTATTTACTGTACATCATTTAGAGTCAACCAAAAACTCTGACATGAATACGCCTGGTATCAGATATTACCATTTGTGGGATACAAATCCAAACTTGGACGGTTATCCTAGTAGAGTTGGTAAAGTGTTCCCAGATTCGAAAATAATCATTTTTGATGATGAGGAAATTATAGCATCAATGTCATATAAATCAAACAGAAACTGGACATTACCTGCACCAAAAGTAACATTGATTACTCCAAATGTTTGTGGGGTTGATAACAATTCTATTGAAGGTATATTGACAGGTTCTTCTGAGTATCTTTATGTAACTTACAGATTATCAAATACTTTTGATTATACCAATTCATTACATTGTAATTATTATTCACGAATTCAAGGACCAAATGTCACTTGTAATCCAATACCATCACAGAATGTTGCAATTCGTTTTGGTTCTGAGTTTCCTTGTTTAAATCAGTTATCCAATGTTACCACAACCACAACAACAGTTAATCCTTGTCCTTGTTGGTATGATGGTATCATTTTATGGATAGACAATGGATTTGAAACACCAGGAAGTTATATTGGTTTATATTTATACCCCACTACTAAATTCTTAAATGGACAACCAATTTATGTTACATTTTTGGAGACTATATATAATTTTTATTTTAATGGTACAAATTGGGTTATTCTTCCAAGTGATTTAACAGATCCACTACTATTAACATTTGATAGTATGTTAGACAATCCTATTGGTGATTTTTCATATGATATTGGTGAAAATACTATAACAGGATTTTCAACTTGTGATCAATACAAACCATTCGTTTTAGAATATTGTGAGATGATAGGTCTTGATGAAGTATGTAATAATTTATTATTTTATCCATCATTGATTTCAGGAGAATTAGTTTATATTGACTTTATTGGTTCAGGTAATTCTTTAATTTCTTATAATGGATCTAATTGGATATTTTCTTCAGGTTCAACCGAAATCGCGATATTACCAGGACTTACCATCGAGGACTCTCCATTAGGTAACTGGACTGTAACCAATCCATCATATACATCAGTTTCGTCAACAACATTCTTGGATGTATTTACCCTTGGTTGTCAGTGTGTTTCATTAACTGAAAATTGTGGTCCTTGTGCTGGAAGTACAGAACTAACATATGTAGATTGTTATGGTGTGATTAATGAAGTAACTACCGATTTATCTTTATCACCTTACACTGGTTGTGTACTTACAATAAGTGGTATTGTGACAACAGATGTAATTAATTTAATATCAGGAGATGATTTTACTATTGATTTGTGTGAATCAGTATGTACAACAACTACAACAATTAATCCTTGTAATATAACGACAACCACTACAACTTTATTTCCTGTTACAACTACGACAACATTATGTCCAACAGTTTGTGATTTAATACCAGGATTTTTTGCAAATAAATTTGAAATAATTTGTCAAAAGGTTGATGGTACGGGAAGACCTCAATCAGATGAATGGAAGATAATTGATTTCACAGATCAATTGAGTGGTTCAACGATTAACGGATTTATCACTCAACAATCATTAACCGCAAATACATTTGTAATCACTCAGGATTTATATGATGATGCTGACATTTATGATTTAAGTGACTATATTGATTTAACAACTGTAGGATTTACAGGACATCAACTTAACTTTGGTGATGAATATTATTTTTATGGTAATGTTGAAACTGATATTCAAGCAACAATTTATGAAATGGTATATAAGATTAATTTAAGTCAAGCGGAATTCCAAACTCCATCAAACCCAACTTGGTTATCAAGTAACAATCGTTACATAACTGAGGTTGGTCTTTACGATTCTGACAAAAATCTTATGATTATATCGAAAATGCAATCTCCTGTTTTAAGACAGGGTATTCAGCAGATTTTGATTAAATTGGATATATAATTTTATGAATAAAGATATTAAAGAAACCCCAAAGGTGCTCGGTCTAGATGTATCAACAAGTACAATAGGCTGGGCACTTTTTGATTTGGAAACCAAAGAATTATTAGAACTAACTCATATTTCTCCAAGACCGAAACCAAAGGAAGAAAATAAAATAAAGGAGTTAATATTGAAAAGTGAAATCTTTAAACATAAGTTAAAGGATTATTCAAATTTGAATATAACTACAGTAGTAATTGAAGAACCTCTATTGAACAGTAATAATGTTTATACCGTTCAAACTCTTCTTAGATTTAATACTCTTATATCAAAAGAAATTTATGATACATTAGGTGTTGTTCCTGAATACATTTCAACTTACAATTCAAGAAAGAACGCATTTCCTTGGTTGGTTAGAGAAAATGATAAAGGTAAACATGTATTATTTGGTGGATTCCCAAAAGATTGTGATAAGAAACAAATTATATGGGAACAGGTTGCAAAGAAAGAACCCCAAATTAATTGGGTATATACCAAGAACAATACACTCAAGAAAGAGAATTTTGATATGAGTGACGCTTATTGTTGTGTGTTAGGATATATGAAACAAGAAAAAATATGGTAAAATAAAACCCCACTTTTTAGGTGGGGTTTTTTATTATGGTACCGCTATATCTCCTGTTATTGTCCAAGAGTAAGAAGCGATAATATTAGATCTGGCGATATCTGAAGCACTTCCTATTTGATATTGTCTTCCTAACGCACCTAAATTAACTGCAATTTGTAACGATGGTAATGAGTCCCAACCTATGAGTAGATTTTCATAATTTGTTTGATTCATTCCACAGTCCCTAAGCATACTAACCATACTAGTAACATTTGATACATCCCATAAACCAATATCTTGATTGAATGATGTTGCATCTTGGAACATTCCAGTCATATCAGTAACATTTGATACGTTCCATGAACCAATATCTTGATTGAATGATGTTGTGTTTAGGAACATTCCACTCATATCAGTAACATTTGACACATCCCATAAACCAATATCTTGATTGAATGATGCGTTATTAAAGAACATAAATGACATATTAGTAACATTCGATACATCCCATAAACCAATATCTTGATTGAATGATGTTGCATTGGAAAACATACTATCCATATTAGTAACATTTAATACATTCCATGAACCAATATCTTGATTGAATGATGTTGCATTGGAAAACATACCAGCCATATTAGTAACATTTGATACATCCCATAAACCAATATCTTGATTGAATGATGTTGCATCTTCGAACATACCAGCCATATTAGTAACACTAGATACATCCCATAAACCAATATCTTGATTGAATGATGTTGCAAATTGGAACATAACTGACATATTAGTAACATTTAATACATTCCATGAACCAATATCTTGATTGAATGATGTTGCATCTTCGAACATACCAGCCATATTAGTAACACTAGATACATCCCATAAACCAATATCTTGATTGAATGATGTTGCGTTAAAAAACATGACGTTCATATTAGTAACATTTGATACATCCCATCCACCAATATCTTGGTTGAATGATGTTGCATTGTAAAACATACCACTCATATCAACAACATTTGATACATTCCATGAACCAATATCTTGATTGAATGATGTGTTATTAAAGAACATAAATGACATATCTGTTACACCTGAAACTTCCCAAGATGTAATATCCTGATTAAAGACAGTTCCATTGAATGTGTTTACAAAACTTGTAATATTTGATGTGTCCCAATACTCAACATTATTGATTGTTGTCAAAGAAGTACAATCTCTGAAGGTGTTCTCCAACGTTGATGTCGTTGACAAATTAATAAAGTCTGTAACACCAGTTAATACCAAATTATTACAACCATAGAAATGACCTGGAGTATCACCCAATTCTAATATACCCCATTGTTTAATTTCAATAAGTTTATTTCTATCCCCAGCGTTATTAAATGTCCATCCACTGAATTGTCCACTTATTCTTATTTCTTTTACCCCACCAGTTGCATACGTATGTTCAGTCTTAGGATCATTCCAAGTTGTGATTGTTTCAACCACACCGTCACCCCAATCAACATCAAAATTATAAGTCCCCGCCAACGTTGTCGCCAATTGGAACTTATCCGTTGGAGTTGATCCACTTGAAATCAATGTTGTATTAATACGAATAATCGTTTCCGTATTAACAGGAGGAGCACATACTTCACAACTTATATTATAATAAACTTTAACATCAATGATTACCGTAGCATCCATGATTGTTATTGGTGGATTACATAGTGTACTTATTTTTAAATTCCCAGTCACAGGATCAATAATAACCGTTTCAATATTCGGATAATTTAATAATAAGTTTTCAACAGTATCAAAGAAAACAGAATCAGTTGGGAAATCATTTACTCCTGTTCCACTATAAAATATTCCAGTTTGGACAATACCGTCAACCGATACGACAGCCTCGAATATTGATGAATTTAAAATACAATTTGTATCACCAGATGTTAAATCAAAGAATCCCTCAAGTAACATTTGTTTTAAACCTTTCTTAATAATCTGTTCACTATTTGTTAAATCATCAGAACAAATGTTATAAACTTCATAAGATGAATATAAATTATAACCTAATAAATCAATCGATCTAGTTTGTGAACACCCTGAAATATCAACAACAGTTAGTGAGTATGTTCCTGCTGATAAGTTTGTCACAGTTAATCCAGATTGAGCTCCGACATTTGGACTCCAATTTAATGTAAATGGAGGTTCACCACTTGTTATGAATGTTTCTATTATCCCATTATTACCAACAGGACTTGTTCCATTCAAAATGAAATTAACCGCTTGAGAACTATTAATTGTGAATGGTGATATTTGTTGACATAGGTTAATATCAGTAACTGAAGCAGTATAACTTCCTGATGGTAAATTTGTAAATGTATATGATAATGTATTTGAGATTACTGTTTGTCCATTGATTTGATAATTGTAAGGACCTGTACCACCAGTTGTGATAGATAAAGTTACCGAACCATTATCATTCCCACATGTTGTACCTGTGGTACTAACACTCAATGTATATAATACGGTATTATTAACTGTCACATATTGTGAATAAGGGCATATACCCAAGTTATCATCAATGGTTAATAAGTAAGTCCCTGAACTTAACCCTAAGAAATTTGCTCCACCATTTTGAACAGGCTGTATGAATGTTGTTGAATTGGATAATGAATCTGTTAGGGTGTATAGATATGGTGAAGTTCCACCGAATATGGAAACTAGTATACCTCCTCCATTATTGTTACAAGTAGAGTTTGTTACATCAACGCTCACTAGTGATAGTCCACTTGGTGTTTGTAATGTTGTTGTTATAGTTGATTGACATAAACCAGCATCTGTAACAGTAACGGAAAAGAATCCTGATGATAATCCTGTAAATGTATAAGAAGTGTCAAAGGTGATAATTACATCACCATTAGAACCTTCAATATGATACGGACCTGTTCCTCCTGTAATATACACTGTTGCAACTCCATCTGAGCTATAACATGTCGGTTCACTATCTATCAGAATTAAAGTTCCTATTGATGGTACGGATTCTATTGTTGCAGTTGCTACAGCGTTACATCCTAACCCATCCGTAACTACAACAGAATAATTACCATTACTTAATCCTGTTATTGATTGTCCTATTCCACCATTAGACCATGAATAAGTATAAGGCGGATTACCTGTTAAACCTGTGATATATAATGCACCTGTATTTATGAAACAAGGTGAATTATTAACTTGATATAAACCAAAAGTAAAAGGATTTGAAGGTTTGATGATACAACTTTGGCTTTTACCTGTGCATCCTCCCCCGTCATCAGCAATTACATAATATGTTCCTGCCGATAATGATCCAAAAACAAAATTAGTGATAGGTGTTGTTCCTGATGTAACATAACCATTTGTAGTCTCGTATAAAATATAGCTTGCTTGAGCATAAAGATTTGTGGTAGATGCCGTAATTAATCCATTATTTAATCCACAAGTAGTTCCACTTGATTCAATCGAAACACAAGTTCCTGATGATATATTAATATTAAATAAATAAACCGTATTTTCTAACGGACAACTATCTAAAACATTTAATGTATATGTTCCAGCGGATAATGAATTTATACTATAACCTGTAACCCCAGGTCCTAACGCAATTGTACCTAATGGGGGTTCAATCCATTGGATTGAATAATCAGGGGCGTCTCCAACAATACTAATGTCAAATGCACCTAAACTACTGTTTGAACAGTCTCCAGTTATACCATTTATTATAACATTTAAATCACAAGCCATTAACTACAATATATTTGAAAATTTATTCCTACGTTTATTTTAAAGTTTACTATTGTCTCAGAAATTGCACATGATTCACTATAAACCACTACCGTATCACTCTCTGTTAAGTAATAATTATATCCATAATTTTTAAGTAACTCTAACGCGGCGACTACCGCATTATCCCAATCAGAAACACTCGGTGTACTAAATGTTGGTATATTGTAAGCAATACCATTAAAGAATGGGTATGAAACAACAGTAGTATTGTTTAATCGTAAATCAACATACCATGTTGTTGTCATACTATTTAAATCACAATTACTTAAAGATTGTCCATTCGTTGTTAAATACGAATTCAATACATTACTTAACACCGAACCAAAACTTGTTATTGTCGGATTAACATCCCACGGATATATTGGACATTCAACCGAATCCACAGGACAATCCAATCGATAGATATTCTCATTTAATTCACAAGGTCTACATAATGGAGGTCTTTGTTTTGTCGGTCCACAATCAACACCTACAGTTGATATGGATAAAATATCACTCTTCCAATCTTTACCTATAGGACAATCATCTGTTGAGTCTAAATAAGCTAATAAATTTAAATTTATAAAGAATTCCCACCTTGATAATAATGAATTATAAGAAATTATAACAGTATTACCCCCATCTGCGTATACAAAAGTTTGTTTTCCATTATAATAACCATTTGGTGTTAATTTTATTACGTTGGTTTGACTTGTAAATATACTTTTTATTGATAATTCTATACATTCACAAGGATTTGTTTCTTCTACCGTAATAATTTGACATCCTCTTTGTCTTTTCCACACAAACTTTTGTCTATGGAATATTGAATTTTCTAATTTAACTCCCGTATTGAAGATAGTTGTTGCAGGAACCATTTGCTCAATTAATCTAACCCAATAATCACCCAATCCATTAACATACTCCAACATTGTTTGATATGTGAAATTATTGTTTGTCACATCAACATTTTCAGATTCCAAATATCTCCAATATATTGACTCTAATGTTGGGTAACCACCTGTTTTACCATTAAATGAGTATTGACGGTTTCTAACATTAATCATGTTTCTCCAAAATGTTTGAGCAAATTCAAAGAAAGATTTGCTTCTTGGTTTTGGATTGATTTCCGTCCAATCAACACCACCTCTATATGGATATCTTGGTATTGGACATGGGTCACATGGATTAGTCCCACCAAAATTCATTCCTTGATTTGGAATGGGGTAATTCAATTCTCTAGACAAATACCATACATCATAAGCCAATCCTTGAGCAGGATTAAGGAATATTTCAGTGTTTTTAACATTTAAAACTAATTTATCATCAGCAACAAAATATCTAGCATTGATGTTACCATCCAAATTTAATCTTAGATTTATTTCATCGTCATACCAACTCTTATTGTTATCAACAGATGGCGATAATTTATATCCCAAATTCATGAATGGGAATCTCCTAAATCTATTAAGATATTCCTGTCCATATGAAAAAGGTAATAATGATGTTTGGAAATTTGGATTGTTTCCTGTAAACACACTTAAAGTTAAATCAACTTGTTCTGGTGATCTATGTTGTGGAGTTTGTTCAAACCAACCACTACCAATTTGGAAATAAAAATCCTCAGAATCTATTGGAGAAGCGGGATAACCCAAATTATCAATTGGGAATTCATTTATTGATATGTTTACATCTTGGATTATTGCCTCAGTTGTAAATCCAGTATATTCAACCCCAAAAATAGAAAACGTATTTCCGGGTTCTAAAACAGGAAGTTGTTGCACATATGTTCCTCCTGAAATACTTGCAAATTCAGTATTGAATTTATTCATGTTGATTTTTTGATCAGCCAAATAAATAAATTCATTAAATTCAACCAAAGCATCTGGTGCCCCTATAAGTTTCAAAAGGATTTCAATTGATTTTCTAGTTCCCTTTGACTTGAAAAGGTACGCTGAATTTAAAATTATGTTTCTATAGAATTGATAATTTAATTCATCAGGGGTTTGTGAAACCGCTAAACCAGTAAAATTCGATTTTTGTTGATTTGATTGTCCGAATACTGAAGCAAGAAATTCATCATTGGTTATTGGTGAGATGTTTGTCTTCCAACCCAATGTTTGAGCTAAATTCTTAAGAAGTTGACTTGGAATATCATTACCTACAGTATAGTTTACTGAAGTCATAAATGACAATGAGGTGATGTATTTATTTATTTCATCAAAACTTCTACCATAAATTTGTAAAATTTTCTCTACTTTTTGTCCATCAGTATCGAATTCTTTAAACGCTCCAGTAGTTAAAAACCTTGAGACTAAGTTTGTTCTAAACTCATCATACAGTTCACTTATATCATTTAATTGAGTTAAATAATTAGTGAAAGCTGCAGTTATAATATCAAGATTCCATTTCCCATATAATGTCCAAGTTAATTGAGAATTTTCAATATAGAATGTTCCATCTTCAGATTCTCTTGGTATCTGAAATGTTGCAGTATATTTTGGTGTTATATTTCTATTTAATAGGAAATTCTCTACTTCATCTAAATTTTCATTAAAAACTTTGTTAACTTGTGTATCATTAGGTCGAATAACCAAGTCATCAAATGTTGTTGATTGTCCTGAAAATGGATTACCCTGAACAGTTAAGTTGAGTGTTCCATCAGTCAATGATGTTGTGGGCACAATTCCAACTACTTGATAACCATTACCATTAAGATATAATGAATAGTTAGCATATTGAATTGACATATTTCTCAAAGTTGAGACTTGAATTTCTCTTAATTCTAAGTTTCTTGTTGAGTTAACAGTAAAATCTATTCCGAATGGATTTCTAATTCTACCTAAATCTAAATCAAATGAGGTTACATTTGTAACTTGATTATATGCTATATTAGACGCAGTTTCACCTGTTAAATAATTTAAACCCAAAAACGTTGATTCAATTGCACCAGGAAAATAACTAATGATGGTTGTTACAGCAGCAGACATTCGTTTTACCATTGAACCATATAAAACAAAGTTACTTATTTGTGCTAAATCATAATTTGGATAAACTTTAAAATTATTTTCAACCACTAATCTTGATTGATTAACACCATCTAAACCCAAAGATTCTAAATTTATTGGGTTTGAGAATGTTCCTGTGGTAAAGGTTCTATTTACCTTTTCACTAGCGGATTGTGTGAATTCAAAATTACCTTGAGTTAATCCACCACCCGCAACAAGTTGTAGTCCAACTAAATTGTTAGAGAAACTACCAGCACCTGATGCCTGTGGGGGACAAGTAAATTTATTAGCCATTATTGAGTTATATTTGTGAAGTTTTTACTGAAATCAATATTATCCCCTCTATCCTGTCTAACCTCATACAACAACTCATTAAACTGATCTCTAATTTCATATAAGTTGTATTGTCTGTAAATGTTGTTATCAGAATCGTATAAGGTGTAGATACCGTCATCAATTGATTTAGTCTGATTACCAAATAGAGCAATCGCCAATGTTGAGAAGTCATGTTCCGCAATTTCAATGTCCAAACTTAAAGGATTGAAGAATGTATGACTAATTATCACACTTTGATTTGGTTGTCCAATAAATGGGATAGCATTCGGTTTATTCGTTGGTGCCGATGATGGCGATAATGTACAGAATATTAAATTACTACTACTATCAGTATATCGGTATCTAATAGCTTTTTGTGATGTATTTGTAAGATTTTGAATTACTGGTTCACAGAAAAATGAAGAAGTTATTATTCTAAAAAAGTTAGGGATTTTACTTCCATCACTATTCAAGTATTCAATTCTAAACCCAACTAAACCTTGATTAACAAATTTATTTCTATATTGTACAGGTACCGCATTTAAGTCGATAATTATACCTCTAACATTAGGAAGTGCCGATAAAACACCACAATCCAATAATGTTGTTCTAATTTGTACAGGTCTAATATAAAGGGTATATATACCAATTCTGTTAAACTGTTCGGCAGGTAATTTTAAGTTATAAAGTCCACCTAAAATTTCTATATTTGCATTACCCCCTGTTTGATCGTTATTAAAATAAGGTCTCAATATTGATTGAGCATCCAATTTGGTTAATACAAAGTTATTTGTATCATCTCTCGAAGGAGTATAATTTAATATTATTTCTACATCTTCAGGTGAAACGTCTGCTGGTCTAATCGTACCATAGCTACCTACCGCCATTTAATTAAAATTTTAATCTGTTTATATTTCTTACTTCTTATAAATATTGAAGTTACGTATTTATTATATTGAAAAATCCATACCCATACTTTTCTAAGTCACCTATATTATCAACCTCCCCTAATCTAATCAATCTCTCAAGTCCAGAATTTTTACCCCTTTCGATAAACACATTTGATTGTACTTCAGGCTCAAAAATTACATTCAATAACACTTCATTTTTAGTTATTGCCGAACACACATAATCAACCGAAGATACCCCACTGACAATGAAAATTGTTATATCATCAGGGTAATCATAATAATCAATATTATTTATTGTATAGGCGGTATAATCAGAGTTTGATGGAGTTCCATAGAATACTCCAACAGCCCCACTTGAACCTGTAACGGGTCCAACTCTATATTTACCACCTACTAAAGTATTTTTAGGCCCATAAACTTGTAAGTCACTCAATGATGATTTTGTGTATCCACTAATAACCAAAGGACTTCCTGATAAGAAATCATCAAATCCATCAATTGTCGCATCACAACTTGCATCTCCGCTGAATATATAATCATACATAATTGGCGTTCCTGACCAACTACCACCCAATGGTGTGAAATAAGCAGTACCATTCGGATTATCGGTAGTTGCTCCTGTAATTGGGATGTACACAGTTTTTTTAATTGTATTAAATCCCCAAGGACTCATTCCTTTTACTGATATTATGTATTCTCCGTCACTTCCATATGTGTGTGATATTGGTAAAGGAGTATATGGTGAGATTGGTTCTGTTTGTCCATCTCCCCAAGAAATTTCATAACTTGAGAAACTTAAGTATTTTTTCAACTCATTCTCTGAGGTATTATACAATATAACTGTATAATATGGAAATACAGAATCCCCTGTAAATATGAAATTATTCATTACATCTTGTTGTAATATCATTCCATCAAAAACAGAATAGTAACCAATATCAGTTGCCGTTTCAGTTAATAAAATTGGGATTGTTAAACCAGTTAATAATGATGTTCCATTTGTCCCACCTGACAATAGTTGTGTCATTGATGAATAAACATAAGTCAACCCTGTTAAATTACTTGTTGTGGTTGTTGTTGTGATTTCACAGCATGGATCGATTTCTGATGGAATTACTTGCCCACCAGCATTAAATCTAACCAAGAATAAGTCACTACTTATAACTTCAGGTGAAATTCTAATATGTCTGTTTAATGTTCTCATTTTATTCAGGCGGATTTACATATTCATACCATATCATTGGATTAATACTTGTTCCAATTCTTGTATTTGGTGACTCACCATCAAATATTTTGTATGTTTTATTACTATAATTTAACTCAACTTTATGAAAGAAATATTTACCACCATCAAAAATAAATTTGTTTGGTAATAATGCTTGAGGTGTATTCATCATTTTAATAAAGACTCCCAATTTAGCATCAAAGAATTTTGCTGACATATAAAATGTGTCAATCTGTAAATAATCAAAATCGGTTAACCAATAAAAAAAGAATCCCTCCTGATCTCCAATGAAATCCAAGATGAAATATGGTTTTTTTATATTAACATTACTTAATACACTAGATGTTGACGCACTTTGAGTTAATCCTTGTTGGGTTGGAATAATAACCGTAAAATAATTTGTTTGACTTTTAACATCATTACTATCATAGAAGTCCAACTTGAAGAAGGAATTTCTAAAAGGTCGACTGAAGTAGTAAACCTCTGTTGATGAGAATCCTTCCGCCAAATAACTGTTAACCCATAAGTTAGTACTTGCAACAGTTGTTGAACTTACAGATGTAACCCCACTTGAATAGAACCTGAAATCATAATGAACACTTGTTCTATTATCATTTGGTGGATTGTATTCATCATGATAAAACCTTGATACTTCAAAATCCGTCGCAGTACCAATAATTTCATCAATTACTGTAGATTCGTAATCTTCAATACTATCTTGTTTACCAAGGAAATCCCAATTAACTTCAACGGGTAATTGAAGTCCTTGGTTTACATCTGAAAGTTTTAAATAAAATTTATTCACAAGGGTCACTTATTGGTTGTCTGGTTATGGTTTGTTCAATATAATTAGTTCCTTCAGGAATAATTCTAAAAATAAAATTTTCATGAGGATAGTGAACACCGTTTAAAAATGGATAATCAACACCCAATCCAGTACTGTCAACATACCCATAAGGGTATAAATCTCTCCAAATGAATTTATCATTTGTTGATGTGAAATATGCGTAGTTCGGAATATTTTCAACCAATTTTTTATCACCTTCCTCTATATAATCCGAAAAAACTCTAATTGTCATTGAGTGTAATGGATTATAATAATATCCTCTTTGGTTGGAGGCTGTAGTATCGTTTGATTGATTTATATTAAATAAATTTGGGTTAAATTTTATTTTATGGTAAACACGAGAAATTACTCTTTCAGTTTGTTCAAAATCATTCCACTCACATAAATCACCATCCAATACATCATCTTTTTGTAATGTATTCAAATAGGTGAAATTATAGTCATTACCATTTATCGTTTTTTGATAGTCTGAAAATGTGAAATTGGTATTCGATAATGAATTGTTATTATCCCACCAAGGATTAGGAACTGTTGTTGTTCCTGATGATGGTATATTAAAGTCCCATCCTTGTTTCATAGGGTAATAATTTCCAGTCTGAGAATTATTAACTCCAAATGTCCATCCAAAATACCCTTTCCACATAACGGTAAAAAATAATTCAGAAACAGGTCTCTTTTGATTATCCAACAAATTATTAATATCTACAATGTTATTTACTGTAACTGAATAAGCTTGAGATCCTTCTTTAACTGATATTCTTGATGTTAAATTAGGGGTTAAATTTGCTGGTTCAAATTTTTTAACATTTCTAAATGCTGTCTGTTCGAATCCTGTTTTAGTAACAATAACATCATCAATATTTGTTAATATTTTATTTTTTCTTATATAATATTTTGAGATAGTATCATCAACATTATCTCTTGATATAACTCTTCGAGCAGTACCTTGCCCTCCATCATTAAATGTTGTACCAGTATATCCTACATTAATGATATTAAACACATATTCTTCACTACCAAATATGTTATCACCCAATGAATATACTTGATAAACATCATTAACACTAGTTCCAGTGTATCTGAAATTGGAACTAACTTTAAAGAAATCTCCAACACTCATCCCGTGTTTAATAGGACATCTAAATCCAATTATATTTCTTCCATTATATGTTGATTGTTTAATAACGAATGGAATACCATCACTAACTCCCCAATTTACCGTTGGGAATGTAGGATTTGGCTCATTCGGTACTTTGAATGTTGCTCGTAATTGTTTATTATAATCATTCTCATAAGCATAACTGATGAAAAAGTTCCAATTATAACTTGATGCACTTTTAGTTGCGAAGTTTACATGAGCAGGTGTTGAACCCGATGATGCCGTATATCCTGATACATTATTATCATATCGAATAAAATCAAATTCATTATACAATGGAAATCCACCCCATGGGAAATTTGAGTTTGGGTCACATCTTTGAATAACTGTTTCCAAAGCGTTAACATAATACAAATTCTGTTCAAAAGGCGGGTATGGTGGATTTCCAATAGTCGAGCCAGTATAAGCGTTTTTAAATATTATTGAGAACTTACAAGCCGGTCTGAATTTGTTAGAACTTTCCCTTTCTTGTAAAAAAGTTTCTTCCAAATTTACGTTGGCGGTTCTTTCATATTCAACCATTTGTTTTTGAGTTTCCTCCAAATCAAGTGGAATTGATAAATCGGTATTAGGTGATCCTTTATATCTAAACGAACCTAAAACTATTCTTGTATCATTTCTATTACCCATTTATTCTGTTATGTTTTCAAAGTTTATCCATTTCTTAATAAATCTATCCCATGCGGTTTTACCATTTTTCAACCCAAAATAAAAATAATATGGGGCACCAACTGTAACCGCATTCGATTGGGGACTATTTGTATTCCAAGATGGTCGCGATGCGTCGTATTGATTGTAATTTGGTGATAATGGATTACTGTCATACGAATAAATATATCCTTTAGAATCTCTTGAGAACGAACTATTACTTCTGAAATATCTTGAGTTTGTATCTAACCTATCCAATGATTGATATCTTCTTTTAAAGAACGATGTTGAAATCGGTGTGGTGAACCATGTGTTACTCTGTGAACCAAATATGTTATTGTATGGTGATCCGGCTGAATTCTCATTGTTATTTATTTGCCACTGGTAAAATGGCACTTCTTGTGAATAAACAAAGAAATTACTAAAAGCACAGCTACTATTCGGAGATGCTAGCGGATTAATAATTGTTCTCTTTGGTGAAAGATAGTCTCTAGTTTGTGAATCAGATGAAAAGAATATACCAAATACAGGATCATCACTTCGAGTACTTACAAAATAAATTGGATCCTGATCATTTGGTCCACCAATTGGTGGATAATTATCAGCATCAAATTCAACAACACCCAATTCTGAATTTATTGAAATCATTTGAGCATAATCACCATCAACAAAGTTTTTATACTCATCTCTACCATTGAAATAACTCTTAACATTTGCTCCTCCAGTACCTAATAAATTTTGAATAAAGCTGTTATTAATTAATCTACTTACAATTAGGATATTAAGAATTTCAGATACATCTTTATATGTTGTATCGGATAATCTGTTCATTATATATCCATCATATTCATTAGTAAGTACTAATTCTTGTGTGAAGTCATTTCTAGGTCCTAAATCAACAATAGTTGTTGGGAATTTAAGATTTCTTTCATTACCTTTATATGTCCCAACTGTAGGTGCTCTTCTATTAGCCCCAATAAATGTTCCCGATTGTGTTGTTGATCCTGAGATGTATGGGCTACTTCTATAATAATAGTTATTAGTCGGATGTAGTATTACAGTATCTTTACAATAATTACGTACAGGGTTGTTATTAATGTCGAAAAATGTATCGTTTTTGAAGGAGAAGGCATATAATGTACCATTAATCCAATTATTCGTAAACATATGCGACCATATATTTCTACAAGCAGCATAGTTAATTTGTATCCTATTTGTCCATTCGTTTAATAATGAAAAATCTTTAATTATTGAGGCAAATGGTGCTGTTATAAGTACATAACAACCATTATCGATGATAAGTGCGTTATTTACACCATTTTCATAACAAACATTGGGTCTTTCTAAAACAGTAATTTCATTACCATCTGGAGTATAACAACCTAATGGTACTAATGATTCGCATGAAAATGTATTTAATATTGGTACTCCTTCCGGATTATCCTCAGCATTCTGTGCTATATCACCAAAGTTTGGTGTGTTAAGAGGTGATGATGTACTAGATCCAAATAAACCTCCAGTTCCTCCACTTCCATCATCATCTTCATTTATGGTATATACCGTAAATAATGGGTTAGAAAATAATGGGAAAACATTCTGTAAATCTTGAATATATGATGTTGAGATAGGTAACCTATCCGATCTCATTACGATTCTACCCTCAGACGCCATTGTAGTGGTATATGAATATGATAAATTATATAATAAGTAAGATGGGGCGTAATAATAAGACACCCCTTTTGGTCTATTATCGTTAGGATCTAAATCAGGACCTAAACTACATTGTCCAGCCCCACCATTTAAACATAATACTTGATTCATAAATGTACCACCTTCAACAATTTGATTCGGCCAATATGAACGATAATATATGTTTGGACTTTTATGTCTATCAAGCCCTATACGATCTTGATCCCCATTTAAAATAGGATATCTTTCTTCTTGAAGATCACGTATTCTTCTGAATTCAACTTGAAATGCGTTTCTTAATTGTTCAGTATATCGTGGGGGGTAACCTCTGTTGTTTGACTGATAATCTCTATTCAGTTTTAAATATACTGGATTGTCTTGTGTTGTAGGGTTTGTGTTACTATTATTTGTAACATCACTAACATCTCTAGCATTATCCAAATAAGAATAAAATGTTGTTTTATCTAATTGTGAATAATATTTAGGTAATCCTGAATTAAATTCAATAAAACTAGATGTACCTACAGTATTTGGTTTATAACGATATGATGGATAATACAAATATTGTCCACTATCAGAATCAAACCCATCGACATTATTATTGTGTCTAGTATTTTTAATACCTCCATTAATTGGTATGTTTAGTTTAAAATTATCACCTCTAACTACAAATCTTGGAAGGGGGGATTGTAAGGGATCGATACATCCAGGATTATAATAAGGATTACAATTTGAACTAAAATCAAATCTATTCCAGTTATTTATTCCCAAGTTTGTTGGGGGAACTGGAGTTCTAGCCCATATAGGCGAAGAGAATGGATTAATAACACCTGATAAATCATACTCAACTTCACCTCTCTTGGAATACGGGTCAACTCCTCTTACTAAGAATACAAGAACTTGATTTTCAAAATTATTAAATGATTGTGCAGGACTAACACGATATGTACCTGTTTGATAAAATCTATTAGTATTAGATTGACCTCGATATTGATTTTGAACAAAATCGTTATCATCAACTCTCATTGTAACAATATTAGTACGGGTAAACAATGCGTGATGTAATGTACCAGGATAGTTGGGGTAATGTTTACCAGAAAAAGGAAATGAATAATCAAATTGATAATTTTCAGGATTTCCTGGTTGTCCATAAAGAAAACTATAAAAATTAGCAATAGTGTCTGCAGTAATAACTTGAAAATATTCAATATCCATTGGATATTTATTATATTCTACTTCATCAACCCCATCATTAATTAGATAGGTTGTTACATTATCTCCCGTCCCATCAAATTTAGCCCAATTAACATCAATACTCGTAGGTCCAGTGTTAATAGTTTGTCCTGTAGTGGCAGTATTACCAAATTGATTTGTCGTATTTCCTGTTAGATTTCTATCACTTGATAATTCAGGATTTTGGAATGTTACTAGTTTACCTGATGTAAATTCACCTAATTTTTCAGGTTTTACCATCAAAACTAATACATTATCAAAATGATATGGTGCTTCAGTGCCAAACACAATCCATTTGTCGGTGAATGAAAAAGGATCGTCACGCCAATCAGGATAACCATTTAATGTTGGTCTGAATGACACTCTAATTCTATTTCCACCACCCCAAGGATTGGTTGAATTTCTTACATCTTGATTTTGAGGAAACCAATCCCCATCCTGACCAGTAACATAATAATCCCATTCAGTAGTCCTATTACCATCATAGTATGCTGATTTTAAATTAAAAAGATTTAATCTCTCGAAAATTGGGATACTTGTTGTAAATATCTTTCTACCGTTTAATAAATCTTGCATTTGAGGTGCAAATGTACCTGGCGATGGTAATCCGGGATCGTATGGTTTTCCTGTTAATAAAAGTTGTTCAGAAAATGTTAAATAATTGGGTTCGTCTAAGAAATTAGTCTGTGGATCACAAAAAGGACTATATTGTCCACACCAAACACCGTTTAGTTGACTGATTTGATCATAAGGATATGTAAAACTAGCGGGATTGGGGTTCTGTTCACCATGTCTATCTTGCCAAAGTCCTGCTGGTCGTGTATATTGACTGAAAGACCATAGTGGTGTTAAATATCCTTGTTGAGTTAATGCCTCGTCAATTGCTGTTTGTGCCGCTGAAGGACCCGGACCTGTTGCGTCACCCCCTTCTTTACAGTTACACAAATCACAATCAGGATAAGATAAATTTGGTAATCTTAAGTTTGCAATTTTTCTCCAAAGTGAACTACCAAATGTTAAAACATATAATAATCCCGCCAATAGATGTGAAACTATTAATAATATATATAATATTGGTCTAGCGATATATAACAAAATAATAAATAACAAATATTGTGAATCAAATCTATAAAAAGCATCATTAGTAGGGAACTTAACGTTTTCACTTTCACAAGCATCGTCCAAGATATTTCTTATTGAAATTGTTCTATTAGGTAAATAACCCCTTCTATATTGGTCTATTAATTGTGTTACAGTATAAACTTTATTAAATGACATTAAATAAAAATAATCCTCACAATCTATAGCGGCTTGAGGATCAACATATTCATCCCAATCTAAACTAAAAGCGTATGATTTATAAACATTTGGATTTGACACTCCCGGATCATTTCCACCTGATGTCCAACCATATTCTCTAATATTTGGAACTAAGAAATACGCTCTTTTAATTGGATCAGATAACTTAGGTGATTGATTCCATTTAATTTTAAATCTATATTTTCCTCTTGTCGGGATACCAACACTTGGATCGTTAGATATAACTCTTTCACCAAATTCATTAGTGAAGACATAATCCAAATTCATTGGTACATCAATTAACCATGTACCATTATCATCAATAACTTGTCCTCCTGAGTCCAATTCAAAAACTTCAAGTATTGGTCTACCTTGATTATCTTGTTGTATTGTTTGTCTAATTGCTAAAATTTCACCAGGTCCAGCAACTAATCCACATAAATCACCTTGTTTTGGTTTTATTTTACAATTACTTTTTTGAGATTGATCATCCCCTGATGAAATAATAGAACCCATGAATATCGCAGTTGGTGTGATATTCACATTTGATTCCGCAGTGATATCGAAGTCAGTTCTTGTTATACCAATACTACAAACATCAGTTTCTCCCCAAAAAGGATCAACATTTATTGTTCTGTTAAATGATATAATCTGAGGTAAACTATTTAAATTACTTGATGATTTAAATGAAGCACCTGCAACCTGAGATTCTGTCGCAACACCAGCTCTAATTAAGTCCTGTGGTGATAATGAGAATTCACCGATGTCTGATAAGTCAATGTCAACATGAATCGTTTGTGAACCAAGTGGGACACCAAATATCATATAGTCACCACTGTCATTCGTTTGTGTTGTGAACTTATAATACTTATCATAAACTTCAATCACATTGGTGTCAATCAAAGCATCTTCTCTATCAGGAAAACTACCTGTAGGGACGTGAGCACTATATGATTTTGTGTATGGTAATAAATTATATCTATACCCATCCTCGTTGACATCAGATAGTGATTTATACGGATATAAAGTTGATATTACAGGATTTTCTTCATCTTCACTTGAAAGTGGAATAAATAGAGATACCTTACAATTTGGTAAACCTAATCCATTATTTGCAGATATTCTACCAATGATAACACCATAATCGGAACATTGTCTATTATAAACTTGACTTGATAATATTTTAAGAGAAAGTATCTCTAACTGTTCAAAATCCTGATCTAATAGTAATTTAATGGATTTATCAACCCCAACTTGGGTTCTTATTCTATATGTATTTGACATTAATTTATCTTTTTAAATAAATACTTTATTTGACTTTTTCAAAAAGATAAATCAATTATGGGGGAAATAAATTATTAGGAGAAATTGACGGTAGATAAATTCTTAACTCTCACATTAATATCCTTACCAGAAAATCTAACCTGATACGTTTGACTCGGTTCCGCAAATATGGTATCGTCAATTAATTCTATCTGTTTTGTATTACTATCCAAATATCTTTGTGAAGTTTGAGATGATGAATATTGTCCTCCCACCTTATTAAAAATTAAAATATCGGCAACTGATATAATTCCATTTTGAGATTGGATTATTCTTCTGATTTCAGATACATTAACATTTTGTCCCATTTCTCTTGATTTTGGACTCATATATTCACTAACACTATCGGCAATTTGAGCGATAACCGCCCCCTGATTCTGACTATTATCCAAGACAACATCAATTGTAAACGATAAGTCAATTACATTTGCAGATTCAATTGATATATAATCATTTATCATTCTATAGTTTGATAGATAGTTCGCAATATTACTTTTAAGTGTGTTTGAGGTGATTTCAGTTAGATTTCCTGACTCATCATAAGATAGAATCTTAATTTTAATTTTGTTATTCTCCTCAGTTATTGATACCTTTGCAGGTGCTCCAAATTGAGACGGCATTGTTCTTATTATTGATTCATAATCATTAACAGTTACCGCCCTGTTTTGTGCAGCAAAGTTAAATGCCACCAAGTTTCTAACCTCTTCGGTTGTTGGATTTGGTGCCCCTCCAATAGCTGCAGTGACATTAGTACAAGATAATGAATTAACCACACTTGTATTAACTGAATCTGAAGGACCGTTAACAAAGAATGAAACAGTACCTATTTGAGTTATCACATTAACACCTAAATTACTAGATGTTCCTCCACCTATTCTATATTGAACAAATAATGTCGTATTCGCCTTAAGTGTACTACCTAAAGCAAAGTTATTAGAGTACTTGTATAAATCTAACTGATATCCATTTCTTGCGAATTCTCTCAATTGTTCATCAGCCGATTGACTTCCACCTCCGAATGTCATTTTAAAGAATCCTTCAGGTGTGTATTCTGTTATAAATTTGGTTGAGGTTGTAATATATTTTCCAACCTTTATACCAGGGTTATCCGCAACTTTAGTTGGATCTTCAACAAAAACTCTATCTTCCGCCAAAGCCTTTACTTCGTACCATCTATTATCTAATCCCAAAAATTCTTGTACTGAGGGTATGTTAGCATATTGTGTACCATCTTTTAATAACACACTTGTCACCCCTAAAACATTTCTTTCAGGTAAAAATAATTCAAAGAATGGTTTAATATCGTTTGGTGTTATTACTCTTTTGAACACTTTAGTGATACCATTAACAACCGTTTCTTGTTTAACAATAGTGTAGTTTAACAATCTATTTCCTGAATCAAAATTAGGTATTTTTAACCTATTTGGGAATCCTTCAGCATTTACTGCCGAAGCAAAATCAATATCATAAACGGTTTCAAATACTTGTCCCGCACCATTAATCTGAGCCCCTCTTCTTAATATACCACAATATCTTAAATCTTCTCTATCACCAAATGCTGGTACTGTTATCGAGAAATTAACTAACGCAACTGATGGTCTTTGTCCGGGGATTTTTAAACCATAAGTTTTAGCTATGTTAAAAATAGATGAACGTTGTTGTGCAAATTGTAATACAGTTTCTTGTATACTTCTATCTATATTAAATTGTAAGTTATCTGATACCGCAGCGTTTAAATCCAATAATGCGGAGAAAACCGAAGCATCATTGAAATTATCAATTAAATCAGGATAATATGTTCGAGTAAAGTTTATTAATTCAGTTCTTATTGACTGAAAATCCCTGGTTGTATATGATATTTTTTTATTCGCCATAATATTAAATATTGATAATTATAAAATCACTTGAGTTAAATGCTGTATCGGTAACCAAGTAATCTATTTTGATTTTCGCGGTATGTTCAGCTTGACTAATTCCTGGTACTGTAAAAACTCTTTCATTATTGTCGTTGATATATGTACCCTTATCTTCTTCACCTTCAGATGCCGGATTTATTGTTATATTTGTAACTGTAATGCCCGGTAAATATTCAGTAACTGAATCCCTTATTTCGGCTTCCAAATCAGAGAAAGTCGGTCCATCCATTGGTTCAAAAATGTATTCATATAATCTAGTACCAAAATCAGGTAAATAATATCTTGTACCTTTCCTTGTTAAGAGAAGGTGAATTAAGTTAGTTCTTACTTCCTCATCTGTTGTTTGAGATAAACTTAAATAGTTTCCAAGATATGAATCTCGGAATGGAAAGTTTATACCATATGTAAATCCATCTGCCATATTGATAAATATAATGTTTGAATTATTTCTATAAATACCATAAAACAAAAAATCACGACATAATGTCGTGATTCTTATTTTTTACGATGAACAACCGAAACAATCGAATGGTGAATCGTCAGGTTTTGTCTTTATTTGATCAACGTGAGGTAATGTTGGTGTTGTCCTTGGTTTGTCCATCTTAGATATGTCCATAGCCAAATGTTTGGCACCAGTTGATATTGCCTTAGTTCTAATATAATAACATAATGTCTTCAATCCTTTCTGCCAAGCGTGGAAATGTGATGATGTTATTTTTGTTAAGGTGGGATTACCCATATAGATATTCATTGATTGTGATTGGTCAATAAATGGACCTCTATCTGCCGCCATATCAATCAATTCCCTCTGTGATATCTCCCATATTGTTTTGTACTTCTTAATCAAGTGTTCAATTCTTTTAACTTTTTGATTGTACTTTTTATCTTCCGGATCAAGGTGGTTATTGAAGTTAATATTTTGTATCGAACCTTCGTTATATATAATTTCATTTTTCAAATCTTCACCCCATATTCCAAGTTTCTCAAAGTCAGCAATTAGATACTTGTTAACAATCGTAATCTCACCACCAACTACACGTCTATTGAATATTGCGGAATGGGCAGGTTCAGTCATCTCATATGAACCTGTAATCTTGGCGGAACTTGCAACTGGCATCTGAGCTGTAAACAATGAATTACATACACCATATTTGATTACACTATCTTTTAATAGTAACCACGGCCATCTACCTGATAAGTTATCCTCTGTCAATCCCCACATATCAAATTGGAATGTACCTTTTGACATTGGTGACCCTACAAAGAAATCATACGCTTTGTATTCACCACTTTTAACTAATTTATTACTCTCTTTAATCGCAGCATAATAAATTGTTTCAAAGATATCTTTATTAAGTTGTTTTGCCTCAGGTGATGTAAATTCATAATCCATTAGATAGAATACATCCGCTAATCCTTGTGTTCCAATCGCAATTGATCTTTGTTCTCTTCCACCCTTTTCACCTTTTGATGTTGAGTAGTTATTAATATCAATAACCTTGTTCAACGCTCTAACAACCTTTCTTGTTTCTCTATATAACAATTCAAAATCAAATGTACCATCTTTAACAAAGTTCTTTAATACCATTGAAGATAATGTACAGATTGCCGTTGTTTTCTCATCCGTATATTGATAGATTTCATTACAAAGGTTCGATTGTCTAATCACCCCAATGTTTTGATGGTTTGTCTTTTTGTTTGCATTATCTTTAGAACATAGATAAGGAACACCAGTCTCAATTTGAGCCTCAATTACCTTAGTCCACACATCTTGTGCTCTAACTTTTTTACCAATACCTAATTCAACCGCTTTGTTATAGACATGTTCATATTCATCCCCATACACTTCTTGCAACGCAGGTAATCCTGATTTCTTGATGTCGTTGGGACAAAATAAATACCAATCACTATCTTCCTTCACCGCTCTCATAAAGTTGTCAGGAATCCATAATGCAGTGAATAAATCCCTAGCTCTTAGTTCTTCAGCACCAGTATTCTTTTTGATGTCCAACAAGTCAAATATGTCTTTATGCCAAGGTTCTAAGTATATTGCAGCAGAACCTGGTCTTCTTCCTTGTTGATTAAAAAATCTTAACGATTCATTAACAATTTTAAGATATTTTAACAATCCACCAGCATATCCACCAGATGTACTCAATCTACTTTCTTTACTACGAATATTTGACATACAAAGTCCGATACCCGCGGCATCCGCTGAGTATGTTGATATGTCAGTCATTGTATTCAATAAACCTTCTCTACTATCATCATCATTGTAGTGTAATACACATGACGCTAATTGTGGAATCTTTGTTCCCGAATTAATCATGATTGGGGTTGCCGGAGATATAAGTTGATTTGATAAAGATTTGTAGTATTCAATAGCATCATCAAATGATTTTGTTACCCATAAAGCAACCCTCATATACATATGTTGGGGTCTTTCAACTGTAACACCTTCAGGAGTTTTCAACAAATACATTTCATACAATGAACGCCAAGCAAAGTAATCAAAGTTATAATCATTATCGTGATTAATAACCTCATCAATGTTTGATTCACCATATTGGTTAATTGTATTTATTAACTCTTCATTAACAATTCCAACACTAGCCAATGATTTCATTGTTTGACTAAAACTTTCATTGGTTTCTTTGTGATATGAGGATATTGCAACAGAGGAAGCCAACCTTGAATAATCGTGATGACTTCCAGTATATGACGCAGCAATCTCATAAATCAACTTATCCAATTGTTTTGTTGAGATTATACCCTCAGTTGGAACTGATGTGATTACCTTAATGAATATCTGATCTGAATTAACATTTAGGGTTTTACTTGCTCGTTTAATTCTTGTTTGTATTTTGGTGGGGTTAAAGGCGACAACCTCCCCATCTCTTTTTTGAATTCTTAATGACATAATTAATTTTTAAAAATCGTCTGTGAATGAAATAGTTTCGTTAAGTTTTGCTTTTTGATACTCCATAGTTCTTGATTCGAAGAAGTTACCTTTGGTTTCAATTGCAATTTGTTCCATAAACTTGAATGGTTGTTCAACATTAAATTGTTTACTACATCCAAATTTAACCAACAAACCATCAACAACAAATTCCAAGTATTGTTTCATTAAATTGGAATTCATTCCGATTAATGACACTGGTAGTGATTCTGTGATAAACTCTTTTTCAATTTCCAAAGCTGACAATAATATTTCCTTTATTCTTTTTTCACTTGGTTTATTCTCAACGTGGTTGTTCAACAAGTGAATTGCGAAATCACAATGTAGGTTTTCATCTTTGAAAATCAATGAATTAGCATTACAAAGACCTTGCATAACCCCCCTTGATTTCAACCAAAATATTGAACAAAATGACCCTGAAAAGAATATCCCCTCAACCGCAGCAAACGCTACCAATCTTTCTTGGAAGGACGCTTTTTCAATCCAATCCAAAGCCCATTTGGCTTTTTTCTGAACCGCAGGTAATCTATCAATCGCATTGAAACATTCGTCCTTTTCCTTTGGACTGGATATATAAGTATCAATTAATAAAGAATACATTAAAGAATGGATATTTTCCATCATTAATTGAAATCCATAGAAAAATTTTGCTTCAGGGTATTGTACTTCACGGTAGAAGTTCTCAGCCAAGTTCTCATTGACAATACCATCAGATGCTGCGAAGAATGACAATATGTTCTTGATGAAGTATTGTTCGTTCTCAGACAAGTTCTGCCACTCTCTGATGTCACCTGTCAAGTCAACCTCTTCAGCCGTCCAAAAAGCCGCCTGATGTTGTTTATAGTATTCCCAAATGTCATTGTATTGGATGGGGAAAATCACAAAACGATTTGGATTTTCTGTTAATATTTTTTCAGTCATAATTTAAATACCTTGTTTTTGTTTTCTTTTTTCTAATAAATCTTTAATTCTCTGTCTATTGTTTTCTTCTTTTTGTTCTTCATGTCCTAAGAAAGTAACCGATGATTCTGTATCAATGTCCAACATACCATTATCAAACTTACAATTTTCGAAGATAATACCATCATCACCAATCCTTGATTTTGTTATAGCTATAGTTGCTAATTTCATCTCTTTCTGTTGTAATGTTTTAGCGACTGATATGATAACATGTCCAACTTGAGCCTTCTTAATAGAACCACCCATTTGATCCGTTGTTACCACCTCAGATGATATTGAACTTCTGTTACCTTGAGTTGCCGTCCATCCCGCCAAACTCAATTCATGACACATTGCCTCAAATGCTCTCATAACTGAACCTTCTGATTTCCATTCGTCACCCAAGTTCTTCTCAGGCACAACACAATCAATATAATCCAATAATATCATATCAATTTTAACACCCTCAGCAATCTTCTTTCTAACAAGATTTTTGATTTGACTCATTGTCATTGTATCAGATGGAAGTTTTTCCAAGATAAGTTGGTTTTCCATGGTATTTTCAATATGTCTAACCTTTTTGATAACTTCATCCTTTTTGTTTGACATATCATCAGGGTGAACTTTAGTCCACAAGGTAAAATGTTTTCTTTGAATAACCTTGGGATTATCCTCAAAAAATATTTGTAGAACATTATATCCCAAATTAAAACCATGGTTTGCTATTTTTGTTAGGAATGTTGATTTACCAACACCTGTTGGTGCAAGTACCACACCAATTTCCCCTTTAGCTAAACCACCTTTCAATAATTTATCAATACCGGGGATACCCATTGGAATTGGATGTCTGAAATCTTCATTCAATACATCATCCAAATTGGAGAATACATTTAACATCCCATCATCTCTAACACCTACTTGTAGAGCTTCTCTAATCATTTCTTCAAGGGTGTCATAGTTTTCAAATTCACCCCCATCAATTACTTTCTGAGCCTTGGTAATGGCTTTCTGTAATTCTTGTTGTTTACAGAATTTAAGTGCCTTTTCTTGAACAAACTCACCACCAGACAATTGAGCTTCTTTGATTTTTTTAATTGTATCAATAACAACCTTAACAACATTTTCTTGTTGGAATTCCGATTTAGCGATTTGCTCTAAGGTATCAAAAGTGGGAACACTGTCCCACTTTTGATTGTATTCTTTAATCATCTGTATGATGAGTTTAAAGTACTTGTTTTCGAAATAGTTTGGTTCTATAACATCAACAATCGACCTTGAAAAATTACTATCTAGAATTATTTGATTAAGTAGTTGTATCTGAAATGAACTTCCTAAGTAATCAAAATTTTTATTATTAGTCATAAATTTTAGGTGAGTTTTAGATAAATATTATACTAAAGTGCTATATCCCAAATATTCAAATGTTAAATCTTTATCTGAAAAAATGTCAGTAAGATCGTAAAGTACATTTTTTATTTGCTGGCGTATGTCTACGGTGTATCTTATTTTAGGTGGGTACAATTTTGCATCAATTTGTCTATGACAAATTGTCTTGTCATTTTGTTTTATGAAAATGTTAAAGTACTCAGGACCGTCTATAAAAGACGTATTCAAGATTGAAGGGTTATTTGTTATCTCATACTGATTCTCCAACAAATACGACACTGACTTCATTTTAAGTGAATACTGAATGTCTGAAACCAACCCATTCATATACTCCAACAATTCAACAGAATTTTTGGCTTTGGGGTTATAATCTCTTACATTGAAAAATCTTTGAACGATAATATTATCGTTTACCATCATAAGAAACTCAAGTTTCATTAAATCGTGTTGCTCTCTCATTTTTTTTAATTTTTAGTTTTAAAATTTTTTTTCTCTTTTCGTGTTAGTTTTAAAAATGGTTTTACAAAGTTAACCCAAGCGTCATCACCTTTCGGTAAAAATTTAAAGAAACCATCTTCCATCATCATTTTTATTAGGTTTCTATGTCCTCTACCTTCAGGGTCTAAAGTTTCTTTGTAATATAATTCTACAATCTCTTTTCCCTCATTACTAATCAAGGGGTTATCAAGATTAACAATTTTTTCATTAATTTCAAAATATTCCTGTCCATAAATTCCACTTTTTGTTTTACCTGATAAAAGGTTTTTGAGAACGGAATTGTTTTTATCTTCTTTTAATAATTCTTCAGCCTTATTCAAAACTTGTTCAACACTAATTTCATCCTCCAATAACTCCGGAAATAATTTAAATAAGGTTTTATCACCTAAATAATATATTCCATCAATATTATCTGATTTATCACCCGCCAAAACTTTATAGGTTTTAATATTGTAATGAGGTACCCAGTATTCTTGTACCTTGATTCTATCACCCTTTTTATACGTTTGTTTTATCCTTGGTGAGTATATCGATACATTGTCCGATATAAGTTGTGTCAAGTCCATATCACCTGAGAATATGGTTATTTTCTCATTAGTCGCTATATGACAATAATGAGCAATCAAATCATCAGCTTCATTATTTCCAATATCAACTTGTCTTACAAACATTTCTTCCAAATATTGTTTGACTCTTTGTTTTTGGTAACTGAAAGATTCGTCCTTCGGTTCGTCAGGTACTTTGTTACGATTTTCTTTATATTGTGGATAGATTAATTTTCTTGCGGATGAGTTACCCTCACCATCCCAAAAAACAATTACCTTATCAAAGTTTTGTTCCTCAATAAATCGTCTAATTGTATTCAAGAAATGCCATATCCCACCAATATGTTTTCCGTTGTGGTAATAATCTTTTACACCATGGAAGCCTATTTTAAGGAGGTTGTTTGCGTCAATTATTAACGTTTTATTCATTTAATTAATAATTCATGATTAACAATTCTGTTCCTTTCGTTTGTTCTTTACCCTTTTTAGCCGCAGCCGCTTTGGCGAATTCTTTTGATTCCCATTTGTATTCATCTTTAGGAAACCATTGACTAAGTAAATCAAAGTCATAATAAGATAGACTGAATTTACCTTCCATTTCTTTTAAAACATTTGCCAATCTCTCGTGGTCATTTCTGTCAAAATCGTGATTAGAGTAATAATTCTCAGTTTTCCAATAAGGAGGGTCAGTGTAGAAATAAGTCTTTGGAGAATCGTATTTATTGATAACATCAGCAAAGTCCATATTCTCAACATTGGTGATTTTCAAGAAGTGTTCAACCCAATCAGGTTTACTCAACTTATCTCTGAATGTAAGATACTTTGATTTATACTTACCTTTCAAATCAATGAATGAACTTGTTTCAGGTTTAGAACCACTGAATACTTGCGTCAACACATAGACATATTTTGCTGCTGTTGAATAATCAGGTGTTTCGACTTTAAAACCTTCATTGAATATTTCAGATTGGAACAGGTTGAATTGTTCTTTAAATACTTGTGGGGTGTCACTAACGCCAAACTGTTGACAAGGTATTGATTCAATATGTTTCAATAGTTCAGATGGGTTCTGAATACATTTAAATAAGTTATAATTTAAAGGGTTGAAGTCGTTATAGACAACATTCTTCAGGTTTGGGTATTCTTTCAAATCCATGTTGAAGAATACCCAATACATTCCTGAGAAAGGTTCTACATACGTTTCTGTGTCTTTTGGAATGAATGGTACAATCCATTTTCCGATTTTTGATTTGCCACCGATATAAGAAAGCATGTGCGTTTTTTTTACAAATGTAATATAAATTTTTTAATCTTCATAAGAAATATCATTGATTTCAGATACAGTCTCATCTAAAGTAATCTCACCAGTTCCACTCAATATTGCGTTCCAATATTGTGAATATTCTTTTTTGTATTTCTCCAACGCTTCCTTTGTATCGGATATATAACCTTGTGGTACTGCTATGATTTTACCATCTTTGTAAGCAATACCATTTACATGATTTTTAAGTATAGAAATTTTAGTTCTAACAGCGTAAGAAACTGTTCTTCCATTTTTCGTTGCTGTAATGTGGTTAATACCATTATCCACTTCATTACCAAAAAGAAATACTAATGATGCTGCTAGCCATAAAGCTTCACCACCTTTAGCTTTAATTTTTGGTTGTCCAAAAGGATTTGAGGGTAATTGAACCCAAGGTTGGTTGATTACAACCATAGTATTATAATACGGATAATCTTCTTTCTTTGATTTCGTAATTCTTGAATGAATACCCATTCCAACCTTATCAGCTAAAGCCGCCGCATTGTGCATTTTTCCACCTTTACCTTCAAAAGTCATTTGACATGGTAATGAACCAACACTATCCCATAAAATAAGTAAGTTATAAGGTAACTCACCTTTTTCTTGAGCGTCTAACAAATTATTTATATATTCAGTAGCTTGTTCAATATAATCAAAACTATCGTTGAATATAAAGTCCCCATCCCATGTTCCATCTTCTGTTTGTTCAGCTTCTAATCCTAATTCAACTGCGTGTGGCCAATTCCACTTTTTTTCGGTAATAATAAACACAGGAAGATGTCCTCTTTTTTGTGCATCAGCCGCAGCTAAAATCATTGCAGTAGTTTTCGAAGTATTCGTATGCCCTAAAAAGATGTTAATCCCACCCATAACAGGTCCTGGTAATCCACAAGCATCCATGAACGATTCTCCACAATTGTAGAAACTTTCCGTCTTATATTTTGTTTTTGTTGAAAATTTGGACTTAATAGAATCCAAACTAATTTCTTTTTTCTTTATTGCCATTGTTATAATCGTTTAATAATTTTTGATAATCTTTTTTCCATTTTGGTTTTAATTCTATTTCACCTGTTGGTATTTTACCTTTCCTTCTTTCATTTTCAATATATTGTGAATGTCTTACAATGACATTAGGTCTTTCTGGTGAATCAGTTCCCATCCCACTCATATGATAATCTCTTCCTCCCCACATGTAAAACCACGATACTTCATTGTCAGGTGGTGACGCTTTAACAATTTTGTTAGACATTCTCATAATGTTATGAACAAATGTTGCATCATATCCGGCATTCTCTATTGGGTGTTTACCTACCTTCTCCCAAATTTGTTTACTATATACAATACCCGAATTTCCCAAACTTGTTATTGCAGTAATATTTGGTTCGTTATAAAATACTCCTTTTTGCCAATGAAGTAAATCGGTATCTTTAATAAAATATTTTGAAACGTTTGATAGGTGATTTGGTAATGCAATATCGTCATCATCCCAAACCGCAATAATTTCACCAGAACATAACGAAACTGCATAATTTTCTTTTTCACCAATAGTTTGAAATGTTTCACTCAGATTATAAATCTTAACGTCAGGGTGATCGAATTTTAATGTTTGTAATGGGTAGTCATTAACTATAATCATTTCTTTTTTTCCATCATAGTTTTGATTTAAAAAAGAGTATAAACTTTCCTCTAACAAACTTACTCTACCATAAGTTATACATTTACATGAAATGAAAGGGTGATTCATTTAAAATTTTTAGTGAATTTAAAAATGAACCCCACCTATTAAATGGGGTTCGAGATTAGAAAATATTTTTAAAATGGAAGGTCTCCGTCAGCATCAAAATCTTCTTGAGGGTCACTATAGGTTGTTGATTTACCACCAATAGAAACTTCACCAGTTGATGAATCACCGTAAGTATAACCACCTTTTTCACTATCCCATTTTGGCGTTTCACCTTTTGCAATTGCTTCCAAATATTCTACAGGTTTTTTAGAATAAACATCTTCCCAAGTTAATTCATCATTAATCCATGATTTTGATGTTTCATCATTATCATGTAGAGGTGATGGATCATCATACATAACAGTTTGTATAATTGTATAGAATCCACCTTTTGGAGTTTTTGCTTTAGTCATTTCAAGGATAATGTCTCTACCTTTTTGAGAATCGGTAACATCACCTTTAGCTCGGAAGATTGGAATTATTTTGTCCAATATACCCTCGTTCTTGTAGTTGTGTTTGAACCTCCAAAATTTTACACCGTCTTGTTCGTTATCACGATCAATAACCTTAACGATGTAAAATTTTCTTGGTTTATATTGTTTTGCGAGTTCTTTATCGGATTCTCTTCCAGTCGCCATAAGTTCTTCATAAACTTCACTCAAAGGTGAACGTTCATTAGAGTTCTTACCTGGATCGTAGAATTTTTGCCATTTACCATCAACTTGGATTTCGTGAAACCACACCTCTTTAAAGGGGGAACTTCCATCATTAGTTGGTAGAATTCTAAGTCTTTTTTGTCCTTGTTTTTCATTGTCTTTAAGAAGAGCTGCGAAGTATTTCTTCATTCTTTCATCTTGAGACATTTTGTTGGTATTACTACCAGATTTTTGTGATTGTTCGTACTGTGCTAAAATAGCATCTAATGGATTTGTCGCCATGTTTTAATAAATTTTAAGTTAAGAAATATTATACACAATAGTAAGTGTCAGCCGTGGGTTTGTCAAATAAAGTACTAATATATTTTCTTGAATCCGCTCATGTCGTTTTCAGGTGTCATTTCCGTATCTCCGAAGTCTCTAAAACTTCTTTTGATTTCATTTGGTGAGTAACCTTCAACATCGTCAGGAGTTATAATATATTGTTCTTTTCCAGATTTTTCAAAGTCTTCTTCTTTATCTTCAAAGAATTGACTCAATTTCTGATTGAATGGTCCTGAATCCAATGTTCTTAATTCCATTTTTTCTTCAGGACTTTTTGTTCTATATTTTTCTATCTTAGTCTCTAGTGTATTTAACTTGTTAATTATGTCATCCATAGTCCCAAGTTTTTGTTCCAAATCGTTGAGGTGGTTGAATAATGTTTCAAAATATTCTTCTTGTTTATCTTCAACAGATTTTTGACTTTTAACTAAATCAGTTACTTTAATTTCTTCTTTGTTTTCCTTTTCCTTTTCATCCCCAATTTTTTCCACATCAGGATCCGCAGCAACATCAACAGGTTGTGGTGGAGCGGCTGGTGGTGGAGCACCTACACCAGGTGCAGGAGGAGGGGGTGGAGCACCTGCGTCACCTGGAGGTGGAGGAGGTAATTCCCCTGCATCACCTGGTGGTGGAGGAGGTGGTAATTCCTGTTCATTGATATATCTAGTAATCTGATTATGTCTTTTGATTTCTTCAATAATTTTTAAATCAACTCTCATTTTTGGGTTATCCGTTTAATAATTGTTTTATACCTGTTGTGGTTTCAACTTGAATTTTTCTGTTAGTTTTCAAAGTGTTATCAACTCTTTCAATTAAACCATCTTTCATTCTAACAGTGTAACACTCTCCGGTGTCCAAGTCACAAACTTGTTTAGTTCCATCGCCCATATCTTTTTCAGAATGACGTGTATTTTTACCTAAGTAACTATCTAAAATTAATTTTACGCTCATAGTTTTTATTTTAATATAAATATATTGGTTTATTAAAAAAAATTATCGATTTCTCATTGAATCCCATAAAACAAATGCTTCACTAACAACTTTAGTGTAATCTGATAATGTTCCATCTTGTTTTATTTTATTGTAGAACGCAACACCCTCATTAATATTATTAAATCCATTTTCAACAACAAACTTAGTAATAAAATCTATAGCTATTTGTGTTCCTTGTCCTGCTGGAACTTGGGTATTATTCAACATTCTAGGTTCCCATCTTGCTTTTAAGAAATCAATATTCTTATTAAAACTTCCAAAAATAAGATAAGGAGTATTATTATTAGAACAGAAAAATTTATTGTCAGTATATGGTGATAATTCACCCCAATCAGCTTTCAAATCTAACCCCATAAAATTATAACCATAGGCTTGGAATTTTGAGGATTGTGAACTTCTACTACCAATATATATTTTTGCAAAAATACTAATCGCCAATATTAATTTTTTCTCTTTATTTTGTTCTGTTACATTAACAAAAATAATTTCAGAAATTATATTTCTAGCATCTAATGCAGTTATTTCATTTCTTTTTGGTGATTCATTTGTAAATCTTTCGTACCTAGTTATCGTTGGTGTACATGTCTGATTACTATTAATTGTATTAGAATTAGTCGCCAATAAAGTTTGAGCCTGACTTGATAGTCCCGCAATATTAGTTGGATTCTTAGCAGTATCCGCATCTTTTTCTTGTGTAATTACTTCATTGATTTTACTAATTAAATTTGTCTTAAGTGATTGTAGATAATTATCAATTTTTGGTAATGATGCTGTTGGTTGTCGAATTCCTCTAATGTCCGTTGAAAATTCTCCTGAAGATATTTGGTGATTTACTTCCAATATCATATAAGGTCCACTAAACATCGGGACATTTCTAAGGTTAAAGTACATCGTTGGTTGTATCAAAGCATTACCCAACATACTAACCGAACATGAATAACTTCTATTTTTATATAAATTATATAAAGAAATGTTTTGAGTTGTCCCTCCACGGTTACCACCTTGATTAGCCATTTGATTTAATATTTCTAACGACTCCGCAGTCGCCAAACCTGAGTTTTGTCCAACACTAAATGTTTTAAATACCCCTTGATTTTGAGGTCCAATATCAACATTAAATCCAACAACTTTGTTTGATTTATCCCAATCTTTTTTTCCTGTTAAATCTTCAATTAATGGATTGTCACTGGCTCTTCTCAAATCAAAAGCGTCATTTCTAAATCTATAATCAACATTTTTAATATCCAATTGTTCACTCGGTTTACCACCATAAAAACAAACCATTTTTGCGGTGGAATCTCTATAATCTACATTCAAAAATGTACCGAATAGTGTGTTTGCAAAATCCGCACTACCTTCAACTTTGGGTTTAGGATTTTTAGTTGCTTCTTGTACATTATAGAAATTAATATACGATGGGATATTCATAACAACAAAATTATTTTCAACGATTATTGTCTGAACAAATGACAACATGTTAACTTTTGGTGCTATGGTATTTAAGGTTTCTTTTAATTTAAAAATATCTATTAAAACTTTATCACCAATATTTCTACTGGCTCTATCTAATAAAAGAACGTCCTCGAATAATGTCTTGTTTTTAAAATCGTTACCTGCAATCCATTTATCATTTAAAGCTTTAAATGATTCCCATAGTTCAACTTTAGGTTGTGGTTCTCCATTTAATTCATTAGCCTTTGCAGGTTCTATAGTATTATTAACATCAGGTAAATCTTTCTGTAATTTAGGTATTAACACATTTATAATCTTACCTTGAAAATCTTCAACCCCATTTAAAAATGTTGTCATACCATTAAAGAACGCATTAATACCATTTTTGTTAAGTGGACTTGGTATCGGATCGTAAGTTGGTGGATCAATTTCTTCTAATCTCACAATATACTGTGGATCATTCGGATTAGTTGTTGTACTACCGTAAGCACCGATAATAACCTCATCTATTAATTTTTGTTTAATATCAGTAGGTGTTGTACCAACTATAGTATAAAAAGTAAAAGCACTTTCAAACAATAAAACACCTTCAGGACTTTTATAAATTGATCTATATTTAGGTCCTCTTTGTTCTACTGATATAGTATATAGATTTTTAAGTAACGCAATCGCAACAATATTTGGTGGTGTACTTGGGATAGGTGTTGGTGGACTTATTGGGTTCGACTGAAATTTGTTCAACTTTTGAGTTGCATACATCTTAATAATTTTAGCAAATTGCTTAATATTAAACTCGGTGAAGGCAACATTCAAATCAATAAAGAAATCTGTAATATATGAACCGTTGTTATCGTATTTTAATTCAGGTATATTTGAGAATCCAACATAGGTTTCCAAAGTTCTCCATGCGTCAGGATAATTTGTTTTGGATGTTAATAGTGATACTCCACCACCATTAGTAGGTAGTGCGTCAGGAGTTACTATAGTATATTTATCCCATTCGTAAGCATCTACAACAGGTACATTTGAAAATGAATAGAATAGTTTTCTATCATAATTTGATGGGTTACCAAATTTAAAATAAACATCAAACTGTAAAAATTGATTGATATAACTGTTGAATATTTCAAACTGTTTTGATTGATATTTTGTAACAATTTCAGTTCCCGTATTTCCAGTTAATTTAGGTAGCTTCATCATTTCCCTCATAAATGCTTGGAAATTACGAATATTTTTTTCACTTACCGTTCCACTACTCTGATTTATTTGATTCTGTAAATCTGCAGAAGACGATAATTCCATTATTTGTAATGGATCCACCGAAGAACCAATAGTATCATCAATATCATATACAGTTCTCGAAAATTTTAAGAACTCTTTCTCAAAACCATCCAATACCGATCTTTCAAAAACAGATAAAACTTCATCCATTTTGGTATATGCCGATATACCATTTATTGAGAAATTTTCCTGATTAACTCTATCTGAAAATATTTTTTTAATATAATCAGTCGGAGATGGTTTACTAACTTTAGTATTATCATAATAACCATAATTTGGCGCCGTCCAAAATAATCTAACAGAACCATTATGTAATGATGTATTACCTGTTAGTTCAATTTTTAAATCATTGTTTTTGAATGTTTCATACTTAGCTTGATTTAATAACGAACCATGTGATGGTAATAAATAAGCAAATTTATTATCCCCACTATTAACCGTAATCGACCAAGGTATTACCCTAATATTTTTTGTCTCTAATGTATTACTCCAATCAATAATTGAATCCCCAACATAATTTAAAGTTAAACCAGACGCAAAAGCATCATTGATACTTGCACTTGTAAATCCTCCGAAAGGAACATTAGTAACACTAAATAAAGCGGTTGTTGCCGTTTGTGAAATATTAATTTGATAATCACCCGTTCCACCAGTCGCTCCATTTAAAAATGAAACAATAGTTGTATTAGGTTCTAAATTTAATCCGGCAAGTATATTACCAACTTGTAATAACCCCCCATTAATTTGATTAACAGTTAATGTTGTACCGTTAATCGAACACGCCCCATTAACTTGGGTATTAGTTTTAATAATTTCAAACCCTTGTAAAAATATATTAAAATCATTAATTAATTTTGGGTAAAACCCGGTGTTAATTATAACCGATGTTTGTGAACCCAAAACATTAATATCCTCCAAAATAATATCTATATTAGCACCTTCATAAGTTAAATAATATGTTTTGGTTAAGGCTGATGTACCTGGATCGTAATTAGTTAAACTGTCAAAGTTTTTCCAAGAATTATCCAAAATATCAACACCACTCTCAACATATTTTTTATATCTATGCCATATCGAACCCATTTTTAATATCCAAGCATACGGCATTTTGTGTACCGCGCCAAACTTTTTAAGTGACGCAAAGATATAATCTAAATCTTCAGGTTGATTATTAGTTAATGATTTATACTTTTCCCTTAATGTTGATAGGGGGAGACTATTTAAAAATAAATAAGCTGCAGATACAAATGGATGTTTATCATATTCTCTGAATTTTTTTAATCCATCCTGAATTGCATTTATAAAATATGGAGTATTCAACATTGAGGTTGTCTGTTCCGCATTTACAAATCCACTATAATTTCTATATCTTATATTTCCCTCAGTAACTAATTGATTCTTATATTCATTTATTCTACCCTCATAAAAAGTTTTTAAATTAATCGCCTGATTCTGTCCCACAGGTTGTGGTTCTTGAGGTGTTTGTGTTAAAAAATTAGTAAAAGGTTTGATTTTATTTTTTTCAGCGGTATCAGAAAAGTTTGTAATTGTTTTTCTACTCTGACTGTAATTTAATACCTTTCTAGTATCAAAACTTGATTTGATATCGGAAATTGAACTTCCATCGGATAAGTTTGATTTAACCCAATCCAAATTAGTAAAAGGGAATGTATCAGTATAATCAATACTATTTGAATCAGTTGATCCTGTAATGTAATTTATAAGTTTATCCTCACCAGATATTGAAACTTGAGGTTGCGACAATCTATTATTGAATATGGAAGGACTTATAAATTCAAATTGACTGTTTTCAATAATATTTTTAATATATTTGGTATTGAATATACCCCTAATATAATTTTGCCAGCTAATACCTGTTCCACCATTAGAGAATTGTTTCAAGATTGTTGTTATATTACTTGAGTTAATTCCATAGTTTTTGAGTTTTTGTATTATAAAAGGATTATCATTAGATAAACTATTAACTATATTTATTTTTTCTGTTTCAGCAATTACCTCAGTGATTTGTCCAACCACAGAATTTGACAAATACGCTCTTGATAGTTTTGAATAATTTGAAATGAATATTAATCTCTCATATAATTCATAAAAATATTTTACTTCTTCTTTATTACTAAATAACTGATTTGTGACAGGGAATTCAATGGCGTTGAATGTAACCCTCTTGATATCATATAATTCGTTCTGGGTTGGTCCTAGTTCTTTTTTGGGGTTAGTTCTTTGAACAAAACCTTTTATAAATTCTTCAACAAATTCAACTTCCGGCCATGCCACATAGTTGTCCGCCTTTGTAATCTTGACTAATGAATTATCACCGGGATATCTAATCTCATATTTCTCTTGTCCCTTATCTCCATTCGTCGCTAATATTACTTGAGGCCACGGATATACTGGTGTATTAAAATTATTTCCCGAATTTAAGTTATCTTGAGATGCTCCAGCAACTTCTTTATTAAAGATAACATTTTTTCTAATATCATTATCTCTTTGTTCCCACGCTTTTGTGTGAACATCATCCATTAATCGAATAAATGCTTCCCCACTTGCAAATATAACTGCAAGTACATTTCTAAGATTTGGTACAAATCCAACTCCATCATTGTTGTTTTTTAACAATTCTGATAATAAATTCGTGATTTCAGTTTCAACAGTTTCTTTAATTTTTAACCTTTCAGTTTCCATCTGTTTAGTTAAATCCATAAATCTATTTTCACCCTCAAATATATAAAAAGTGGTATCAGTTAGTAATTCACCATTTTGTAATTTCATTTGAGTCGCACTTCTAAATGAACTTTTAAGTTCTGCCTCCAATCCTAATCTTTGTGTTTCTGTTGGTTCTTTTCCAGATCTTTTAATATAAGTTTCGGTTATGTCAACATCTTCAACTTTAATGTCAACATTAAATACATTAACGGTAACTCTATTTGGTATAGACGCTGGTGTAAATTTTCCACCAATTTCATACCCAGAATTAGCAACAGTTCCACAAGTTTTATTATCATTAAGTTTTTTATTATATTCATTAATAATACCGTTAAGTTTAGTTAACGCCTTTTCTCTTTCTACCGATGAACTAAATTCTTTTTTGAAAATATATACTTTGGTAACTTTATCATCTAACACATAGAAATTAGTTTTATCCATATAGGTATTAAACCAAGATCTTTTTCCCGCTTCAAAAAGAAATACCTCACCTTGATAATCCGATAACTGTGTTCTATATGTCTCCAAATTTGTTAATGGGGTCATATTTTGTTTAGCGAAAGTTTCCAACTTGTTTTTAATAAAAAAATCAAGTCTATCTCTTAGTTGTAAAATTGTTAACTCAGGAAAATCATCAGGAATTAAACCTTTCGACTTATACTCACTATATAACTCTTGTATTTTTTGATATCCTTTTTCAACTACACCATCACTCACATCAGTAAAATTACTTCCACCACCTTTAGTACTTTGAATACTTAATTTAGATTTATACATATGTGGAGTGGCTAACAGATGTCCCATTGAAACCTCAGCCAATATTGTATATTTGTATGTTACAAAATCCAAATCTATTTTAAAATTACCACTACCTGTATCATAAGATGCTCCAAATTTAGTTAACATTAACGCTAACCTAACAGCCTTTCCCAAATATCCTTTTATTGTTAAATAAAATGTTGGATAAGGTAAGTTGAAGAAGGCAGCATATGGGGACTGATCTCCCGATTCAAACAAAGCTCTACCTTTAACATCTTCCAATGTTATTTTAACTTGAGGTGTGAATGAAGTATTCTGTCTAATTGTAATACTTTTAATACCCAATAATCCATTGTCCGTAGGTCCTGGTTTTCCTCCTGACAAAATAGTTTGTCTAGTATAATAATCATTTGATTTATTAGGATTTTTAATTGAATTAACTTTAGGTTGATTAACACCTTCACCATTGATTGTATCTTTACCTGTTATTTCATCAGTATAAGAATTATCCAAATACTGTTTTCCACCAGGTTTCAAAAAGTTAATACTAGCTATTGATATTGTCTGAATTGCATCATTATTTGCAACTCCGATAGCTAACTTAGTTCTTGGTAATAAACTACATTCCAAGTTTGCATACATAACCAAATCCTCATGTCGGATTAATCTTTCTTTTGATACCCCAAATTCATCAACAACTTTATTTGGATCTATAACTGTAATGTTATTGTAATCAAATTCAACTAATATATTTTCAGGTCTACTTACCATAATAAAAGAAATAATTTTCTAACTCGTTTTTATAATCTTGCAAGGATGAAACTAATGGATACGGAATGGTTAATATTGCCCCATCGGGTATATTCCATTCGAGTCCACCATAAATCGGATTACCCATCAAAATTAACCATCCAAATGTTGGGCTACCGTAATATTGTTGTGATACTTTATCCATCCTTGTCATTCCGACTTTGTAAATATATCTTTTATCAGTTGACTTGGCGGGCAAGTTAATATATGGAACAACCGTTTGTTGACCATCAACAAGAAATTCATTGTAACGATTATAAATTTGTCTAGCCATAATTAGAATTCTAATATATTTGTTTTTTTTGTGTATAGTGCTAATATTTGAGCCTTCTGTGCAACATCATTAGTTCCCGGTACTGTTGAGTATTCAAATTTTCTTGTTTTACCTTTAGGAAATAATTTTTGTAATGGTTCATTAACAAATGTTTTGAACTCTTTATTTTTTCTAAAGTTCTCAAATAACTTTTCTTCTTTTCTTAATTCTTTTGAATATTTGTTTTGTAACTTTTCAACAACCTTTTCTAATTTATTTTTAAAGTTGTTTTTACTTACTGAAGGTCCTTTAGTTAAAGCGGAAACAAATTCTTGTCTTTTATTTTTATTATCCAAAATTCTAGAAATAACCATGAAGAAAAGTTTATTCTCAAGATCAAAATTAGCTTCAGTATCAGCCAGTCTAAACTCACCATCTTGATATTCATTACTTGTAGTTATACCACTTGAATCCAAAAGTTTGTTATACTCTTTGAGTGATTGAATCACATCTGTATAATCAAAATCTAATTCCTCAAATGTATTTTGTGGTACACCTCTGTTTGTTGGTTCTTGTCCTTCTGGTGGTTTACTTGAGTTACTAACTTCACTGGTTCCTGATATATTATAAACTCTTGGAACATTACTTTCTAAAATTTTACCATCGGTTTTTGTTTCAATTAAATTAATCTTTCTAAAATACTGAACATAGTTAGCTTCAAAATTTACTAAATCAGTATAAGTTGTAACAATACCATTAGAAAAGTCTGAACTTAATTTTTTAATATAGTTAATTAAATTAAGCTTAAATTCTTTGATTTCGGGTTCAGCACCAAAATATCCATTTTGTAAATTATTTTTTAATAATCCGCCATTGAGTAATGGATTTTGATTTGTTTCAATATCTTTTATTACATCAGTAAATAGTTTAGTTAATCTTGTATTATCACCATCAGGTTGTCCCCATATTATTTTTACTTCAGGATTTGGTGTTACACTAGCTCCACTTAAATAAATGGTTCCATTAGTATTTTTCCTTTTATCATTCACTAATTGCATGATACCCATATTATACGTCAATGTGATTTTTTCCATTTGGTTAACCACAGTGTTGAAGTATGTTACGGTTTCATCAAAGAATTTATCCATAACTTTTTGGTATGAGGTAACACCTGTTTGTCCACTAGGAATTGGTATATTTGTCTGAATTTCACCAATAGTATCACCACCATCATTTGTAGGATTATTAGTAACATTATTAAGAGTTGCAGGTTTTTCACCAGCTAATATAACTTGTTCTAATTCTTTATCTATCTTCTTATACGAATCATCAGTAGGCGTCGCCCTTTCATCATATATTTCAGTATTTGCATAATAATTAAATGATAATGCGTTCTGCAATTGTTCAACAGGTTTGGATAAACCATGTCCTCCAATCATATTGAATCCCATAGATACTTTTACAATCATTGGCTGAATACCAATACCTTCAGGATTAATATCCAATAAATTACTTTCATATGTAAAACCCAAACTTGTAGGAACAATCTTTGTATTATAAAAGTCACCTACCCTTAAAATAAGAATGGGAGGAGCACCAAATGATGTATTAACTGCATCATTATATTTCGGTCTACCATCAGCACCTATTACAGGAATTGTTTCACCAGGTCTAACACATTGATTTAAGAACGTTAAACGAGCATTCAATCCTTCAGGTGTCATTGAGTGGAACGCTGGGTTGAAGTATTTAATCTTTTCCTTAATTGTTTGATATATCATCGGATTTTCTTTCTGTATTACATCAAAGTAATCACATTCGGAAAATAGATTTCTTAATATTTTTTTACTAATACCATCTTTCAATTTTTTAGTAACACTAATAGTTGGTTGTAATCTAGGTGGTATTACTGTTGATTTTACAACTACCTTTTGTTCTTTTGGGGCAATATCAGTTTGATTGGTTTTAACTTCATTTTCAACTTCAACTTGTGGTAATGTAACTTTAATTTCTTTAATTTTAACTCTCCTACAAGCCATTGCATAAACTGAATATATCTGAGCTTTGGAATTGTCGGTTATGTTATTATTTCCACCTTTAATATCATTTCTACAGTTTACCTCAAATCCAAAGGTATCACCAGTACCCGCTTTTGGTATTGATATATCCTCACCATCTCCTTGAGCTGATTTTATAAAAAATTTTTTATCAATTTCATTACCCAAATTAGCGTCACCTATTGTTGTTTCTTTAAAAAATTTCTTAACTGAATCAATCCTTCTTAAAGAAAGATTTTTATTATAATCTTGATTACCCAACGCAGACGCAGAACCTATCATTTCGATAGTTACAGTACCTCCCTTCTTAATAATATTATAAGCATCAACAATAAAATTTTTCTCATTTTTTGAGATTACATTATAGTTTGATTCAACTATGGTATCAAAGAATTGTTTAACATTTTTAGCTTCATTACAATACTGTTGATGTGACTTACCAGTATCAACTTGAGTTCTTCCATTTTCGGTTACTTTAACTGTTCCTGTTTTTTTACAGAAAGGTGATGTGTCCCCAAATAATGAATTTGATGTATTTTCATATGTTGTCATCAAAGATTTATAAGAATCAAAAGTTTGTGAATAAGGTTGATTTGATACAGTTCCTGTTTGAGGACCTGGTATATCATCATGGAAATAAAACGCCAATTCTTTATATCTATCTTCAAAATTTTTCTGTTCAGGATCGTCTTGATATGTTTTTTTATCAACATTTGATATATTTGAATCCCCACCTTGACCATTTGTACTTCCACCTATAGGTGCTGGTATTGTTACAGTTTTTTGTATTTCAAAATTAACACCCGCTAATTCCTCTCTAGTTAATCTAGGGTTATTCAAAATTTCTTGATATTCATAGATATCGGATGGTTTTAACATATTAAACTTTTTAGCAAGTTCGTATACATCATATTTAACACATCCAGCAAAGAATGAATCAATTATAGAATCAATCCTTTCTTTTTGTTGTCCTTTTAATTGTTTCTCAATTATTGTATTCATAACTGATGGATGATCCACAATTATTTTCCAACTAATAGAACCTGATCTAGTTGTATTATTATATGTATATATTGGTTCAGGTCTACCTAAGAAATTGGTTTGTTGAAAGTTTGGTGTACTAGTATCACTAAATGTTAAATCATAAGGTGGAAACCACATTACTCTACCTCCATTAGGTCCTCTCTCACATACAGGTAAATCATCATAAGTAAGTCCAGGCCTACTTGAAGTTCTCCAAGCCAAATTTTCCAAAGAGAACATATATTTCTTAGCAACTAATTGTCCTTTTTCATTAGGTAGTATATTTGTAGAACCAGGATTTCTTAGTGGTGCTATGTTTAGGTTGTATGTATTATCAAAAACTGAATTCACAAATCTTCTTCCTGATGTTGTTATTCCATCAGTTTTTTGTAAATCATTATAAGTGTAATATGGAGTATCTTTTGTAAATACCCTACAATATTCAATACCCGCTTCTCCCCCATTTGTATTATCTTGATATGATAAAACCCTTGAACCTTTAGTCATTTCTTTATACCCATCATTGAAAACCTTACTCACTTGATTTATAGCGTTTCCAACATGTTTTAATTTTGTTATACCAGCAACATTATCCGCAGATTCAATTAATCTTTGTGTAGCATCTAATATTGATGAAGGTTTGAATGTTATACTTGTTGATTCATTACTAGTATATTGTGAACTAATTTGATTGAATTCAGTATCAAGTGATCCAACACCCCCACCAGGTGTTGCTTTATATCCAGCGTTCCCTTTATATTTTGGTGATGTCCAAACAAATTGTCCATCAATACCTCCACCATCCGTAAATGATTTACCTGCTAAACCAAAATTTATTTTATTTTCATTACCTTCAAATAAAATTCCCAATTCAGAAGGTCCATAAACAGGTGTCTGAATCTGTCTTCCAAAAGCATCAACAGGAATTTGATTCGGAGGTGAGGTAATTGTTGATGGGTCAGCATTTCTACTACCAACATAAAAACCACCTGTCGTTACATCAAGAGCGTTAAGTGCAAATTGTCCTACGGCAACTGCGGCTCCCAAGTTTCTATCGTATGGAGGTTGGTATCTGTTATAATCTATATTGGCAAAAAGAATGGAACGTTGTCCATTACCCGTATTAGCTAAAAATATTTGTGATGGATTTCTTAAAACATTCAGAATCCCACCCAATGCACCACCAGTTAATTGATTTAAAGCATTTACACCACTTGTAATCTGAGCACTTGAACCACCGTTAAATGGACTCTCGATAAAATAATCTCCGGGTATTGGTGACGCAGGAAAATAATTGTCTGATAACCTTGAAGATAATGACTGAGATGTTCCTAATCCTTGTTCAGGTATGGTAATTTTGTAATTTTTATTAGTAGTATCTAGTCTACCTGATACAAGCAAAGTTGAATTCAAAGGATTACTAAATGTGTCCAAACTACCAGCACTTCCATTTATTTGAGCATTTTCAACATCAACTCTATCTTGTAATAAATTCTTTAATGTTTGAGCGCCCAACTTAACGATGAAAGAATCCTGAGATAATAAACCTGAAGAACCTGTTGGATCATTTGATAACAAAATCTGATAAGGTGAATAAGAAGACGGAATAAATGTCGGTGGATTCCAATATGGGGTATATAACTTATTCTTATTTTCCAAAGAATCAATTACCACCATACTCATGTAACCACCAATAGGTCCGTATCTGTTTTCTATATAAGCTGCGTCAATATAAAATTCGTTAACCAAATCAAGTTCAGTGTCATTTGGGTCATATTCACCTTTGTTTGGTCTTAATGGATATTTGTTATTTATAACAGTATTAGAATACCCACCTTCAGGTCCATATTCGTTTAATGGATATAATCTATCAGGAAACGGGCTATCACCAATTAAATTATTTGGTGAATCAATAACATTTAAATCTCCTATGACTGTCGGGTAATTAGTATTAGACACAGGGGGTGAATACACTCCTTGTAATGTATAAGGAGCTAAATTACGAGACATTAAACTGTTTCTGAAACTAGCTGTAGATATAAATGATAATGAACTATCTGACATACTTTTTTATAATAAATAGATATTTTTTATTTTTATTTAGGTGTACCAACTTTTTGTTTTTCCGCTCTTTGTACTGCATCATAAAGTAATTGGTCCCAATTGGCTTGTTGGATGAGTGATTTAATTTGATCCTCAGATAACCCTGAAACACCAGATACTGATATATCTAATTTAAGTGGTTGTGTAAACTTAATTTCATTTGTTGACGCTTCTTTAGGTATCGATTCAGATTTATCTTTTGTTTTTAATTCTTCAGTACTACCCATAGGTTTTACAGTACCCTCTTTTAATTTTTGATTACTTTCAATAAGTTCTTTATCTTTTAAATCAACACCTGTTAATCCTTTTATTAGTTCAGTTCCAGCACCTTTAATTGCTTGTATACTTTCATTTTTTAATTCACCTATTTCCTTAATTGCTGATTCTCCTCTTCTAACAACACCTTCAAATGACGAAGTTAAAAATCCACCAACATTATCCAAGAGTTGTTTACCTGCACCTGCAATATCACCTTCCTTTAAAGCACTAGTTACCCCCGTTAAACCTTCATCAGTTTTTTTCCTTAACTGTTTAGTACTAAGTTCTTCTTCTCCGAATATCTTAGGTAATTCACTTGATAATTCTTTACCCGCAGTTAACATGCTTTCAGCAGTTTTACTTGAACCTAATACCATACCTAAACGTGTATCAATACTTTTAAGAAAATCTAAGTCGTTAGCCATACTAGTGAATATGTCAATTTGTTCTTTAGCCAACTCTTCCATAGTTTTTGGAGCTTGTGCCTCCATAAACTTATCTAATTTACCTTTATCTTGAGTAAATAAATCTAATGCCTTATCCAAACCAACATCTTCACCATCAACTTTTAATTTATACTCACCACCAGGTCCCATGGTTGCCATATTTGCGATAAATTTTCTTTGTTCTTCGGTAAAAGTATCTTCAGGTAATTTTATTTTACTTAATTTATCTTCTAACTCAGCACCCGCTAAAGCCATTTTACTTAATTGAGTCGTATTACCAAATAATTCTTTAGAAATTTCCATCATCTGCCTTTTAGCCCCGGGCATAATTTCAAATTGTCCTTTTTCATTTAATCTAACAAATTCCTTACTCATTTCAGCAATTTGGTTTTGTAACTCAGCAGGGTCATTTTGTGCCATATCCATTAATCTAAGTGGATCTAATAAAGAACTTTGAGCAACACCTAATCTCTGCATAGCACTCGCCATATTAATAGCATTCTCAGGATCAAATAACTGTTCAGCTTTAGATAGGATTGTTGACATATCTATTCTTAAATTAACAGCCTGTGCCGCCATCTTAGCCATACCTTCAACTCCACCCTGAAAATTAAATTTAGATGTTTCACCTAAATTTTTAACCACCATACCAGACACTGCTTGTGTATCCAAACCCAAAGACCGAGACACATTAACAACTTTTTGCATTTCTTTTCCCGAATTCAAAATTGATATACCAGCATCCGCAAAACCTGCAGTGAGTTTGTCTACACCAACACCAGTTACATCTGTCATCGCTTTGATTTGTCCAAAAGATTCTGATGTTAGAAGTGCGTTTCTTCCAATTTCTTTTGAAAAGGAAACTTGTATTTTCCCAGCTTCTTCAATAGTTTGTTTTATATTAACCCCAACTTTAACCAAACTATCGGAAGCGTCCGCTAAACCGGCTTTTATATTTGTAATATTTTCTCGTCCTTGTCCGAATTGTTTTGCAATTGCTATAGCATTATCTTCCATTCCCATTATGGAATTTTTAAATCCATCAGCGGCTTTTGACGCCGCTTGTAAAGCACTTGTTAACTGACTTAATCCACTAGATTTTCCCATTTTGATTCATTTTAATATAAAATAAATACCCCCAACAATTATTTATTGTCAGGGGGACTATTAACTTCGATTATTTTATTTATCAGATATTTCCTAAAATATGTTGGCATTATCAAAAAATCTGAATATGAGGTTCCAATAAATTTTCCTAATGCAAAGTACTCATCTATCATCATCTGTCTATAACTAGAAGAAAGGGCGAAAAAACTCCACCCCAAAGGTAATCTTGAAAGATACCTTTTCTCCTGACGGGGCTATAACTGTTTTTTCTAAATCTAATGATGGTTGATTGTCTCTTACAAAGTTTCTAATATATTTTGAATCTAATATTGGTAATGTTTCAATAAAGGATGCAATTTTTTCTCTATCAGCAATTCCATCAACCTCTTGAATCATTTTATTTAATCTCCACGTAACCGTTGGAGCTACCCTACCAACAGGGTATTGTTCAGACATCTTATCAATGTCCAAAATCTCAGAATATGTTAATGGTCTTAACTTAACAGTATTTCCTGAACGAGGTAACATTGTTGTAAACATTCCATTTTCATCAGGAGTGAATTGTGTTTTTTTAATGTTAAGTTCGTCCAAAACGATTGTTGTTTCAAAACTTTTGTTAGTTTTTGGGTCAATCACATTAACCACATATTCAGGACCAAAAGATGTATTTCTTAAATAAATAAGAATTGCTTCTATATCACCTTCCAATAATTCTTCAGGTCTTAAATCATGTTCATATATTTTACTTCTTAATAATGTTAAGATAATATTTTGATTTGAGTTTTGAGTTGCACCAATTAATATATTTTCATCATGTGCGGTCAAATACCCAACCTTAACTGATTTTTTTTTATTTTTATAAAATATACCTCCAGTTGGTAATGGGACTACATCATGGGGAAGATTAAAGTTTTCGGTAGCGGCATTAAATAAATTGGAATCCATAGTTTTTTATTTTAAATAATAGTTAGTTTTATAAAAAACTAAACTATAATCCATAACTTGGTGTTAATTCCCATCTAATATTACCACAATCATATATTCGATATATTTTTCTTTCAAACATTATTTCCTTTTCTGTTTTATTCTTATCAAATCCATGTTTAACTAATATGGATTTTCTAAAATTAAATCTGTTATGTCTGATGTCATCAATAACATACCAGTAATTCGGTTTGGATTGATGTATTTTATTAAAATTTAATTTTTTATATAATTCCCCATTAAATAATCTAACGTCAGAATATGATACAATCTTTTGTGGTACATATTTTTTAATAAAAAAATTAAGTAATTTAGAGGCTGATCCAATAATATTATAATTTATCAAATTACAAAATCTGGTTAATTCAAACTCATTACTTTTACCACCCATCATTATTCTACCATTTCCAAATGTCATAACTGAAACTAATTGATTTTCATAAAATAATCCTATTCTGTATTTAGAATTTACATTACCCTGTATATGGTTTTGGTTTAAAAAATCTTGTGTAGTTTTTGTATCTAATTCTCTAATTTCACACTTTCTACCATATATTGTTTTACCATTTAGTTTTAATCTATTTTTTATAATAGATTTAACAATATCTTTTTTATATATCCATTCATCCTCAAAAACATGAATCAAAGTTATATTTTCTTTTTCTGACCTTAATGTCTTATCAAGATGATAATTTGAATTTTTAAATAACTCATTGTGCCAATACACACCATTAACTTCGATTCCTAAATTGAAGTCAGGTATAAAAATATCAATTTCTGTTTTACTATTATTAAATTTTTTGTTAGTTACAAACTCAATATTATTTTCTGCTAGAAATTCACATATCTCTTTTTCATGTCCACTTCTACTTTTATGTCCTATTGGGTTACATTTTGTACATATAACATAATTACGTTTATATCTCTCATATAATAGTTGTTTGGATATATCAGTAGACTCTCCACAATCACAACACTTTATCTCAACAAATTCTTTTTCAATCTTTTTAAATTCCAATTCAGGGTAAAGATGTTTGAATTTTTCTTTTATTTTTTTTGAGTAGTTGTTTGATTTACTATAGTTGTCCGTCCCATATTTTAAGATACAAGTATCTTTATATTTTTCAAAATTGTTAAATACAGGATTACCATATTTTAGTAATTTAGTTTCCTTATTTTTTTGAGGATTATTAAAATTTTCATCCCCATATTTTTCTAGTTTTGTCTTTCGTTGTTTTTTAATAAAATCATCATGTTGAGGAAAAAAATCAACACCATATTTTTGTTTTAATGTTTTACTTTGTCTTTTAACCATTTCTTCTTTATTTGTGTTAATACAAGTTAAAGAACAAAATTCACCATATGGTTTATCAAACCTTTCTCTAAACTTTATATCACCCCCACAAGAAACACATTTTGGTCTTTCTTTTAAATTATTATAATAGAACCAAATCTTTTCTTTAAAAGAAAGTTCCAAGTTAATTTTAGATGAATATTCAATAATTTTATTATACAATTCAGGATGGTTATAGGATAACCATTTTTCTTTTGTTTTAAATCCAGAACTATTGTTAGTTATAAAAAATTGAAAATCCATATATCTATATTTTTACATATAAATATATGGATATTATTTTTGGTTGTAAAGGATATACAAAATTAATAAACAAGAATACAACGATCTGGACGTAATGTACCTTTGATAGTCATAATTGCATCAGAGTTGTAAGCAACACTATTGAAGGATACATTGGTTAGAAAACATCCTTCCATAATCCATTTTTCAACAACAACACCAGTCGGATCTAACATCTCTAAATCTACGTTTTTCTTATATCCAGCAGCGTAACCCATCCTACCTGTTACAGATTCAGCATGTAAACGAACCCATTCCATAAGTGCTTGAGATGCTGAAGGTCCGATAGGGTCTCTGAAAGAAACATCAATAGTTCCCCAAGTAAAACGTCCTGCAACATA